CTCAAGAAGAATCATTAAGACCTTTGATTATTTAAATCCAAAAATTTTAGAAATAGAAGATTATTCTCCAGGTAAATCTTTAAATATAGGAGTTGAACACTGCGATCATAAAGCCATTTTAATCTTGTCGGCACATTGCGTTTTAAAAAAAATAAATTTTCAAAAAATTATAGATAGGCTTGAAGAAAATGTGGCGGTATGGGGCAAGCAAATACCTATTTGGAATGGGAAAAAAATTAAAAAACGGTATATGTGGTCTAATTTTAAAGATGATGATATGGTAAATTATTTCTGCGAAGATGAGGATCGGCCATTTCTACACAACGCCTTATGTTTTTATGATAGAAAATTTATTTCAAACCATCCTTTTAGAGAAGATTTATCAGGCAAGGAGGATCGATATTGGGCAACAGACAGGATTAAAGAGGGCCACTCTATTTATTATGACGCATCTTTTGTGGCCGACCATCACTACACAACAAACGGAGCCACATGGAAAGGTACGGGATAATTTTATTGACTCGAGCCTCATATTACTATAATATATATCCTATATGAAAATAGGAGTTATAGGGAATGGTTTTGTAGGTTCTGCAATTACAGAGGGCTTTAAATTACACTGTGAAGAACTTTGTGTTTATGATTCTGCACCAGAAAAGGCGACTCATACTTTAGAAGAAACCGCTGCTAGTGATTTAATTTTCATTAGCGTGCCAACGCCAATGAGAGATCTTCAATCGAGACAGGCAGATCTGTCAATTTTACATTCCGTCTTTAGCGAGCTGAATACGCTAGAATGCAAAGCAGTACTGATTATTAAATCAACTGTTCCAGTAGGCACTACCGCAGAAATTCAACGGAAATATACTAATTTAAAAATTTGTCATTCTCCAGAGTTTTTAACTGCAAGAAAAGCAAAAATTGACTTCATTACTCCTTCCCGAAATATTGTAGGGTATACCAATAACAAAGCTGCTGCAGAGCTATTAAGAGATCTTTACGAGAAAAGGTTTCCAGGCACCAGCTGTCTAGTAATGTCTAGTAGTGAGTCAGAAATGGTTAAGTATATAGCGAATTGTTTTTTTGCCACAAAAGTTAGTTTTTTTAATGAGATGTATCTACTTGCGCAAAAGCTCGACTTGAATTGGCAGTCCTTACTAGAAGGTGTGTTATCGGACGGAAGGATTGGGGTCAGCCACTACGACGTTCCAGGGCACGATGGAGACTTTGGCTTCGGGGGGACATGCTTTCCTAAAGACATTAATGCATTGATTAATTTAATGAAGGACAACGGAATCGACCCCCACGTACTAGAGGGCGCATGGAAACAAAACACAAGGGTTAGAAAAAATAAAGACTGGGAAACAAACCCGTCTGCCCTGTCGATCGAAGAGATTGAAAAACACAAGCGTTTAATAAGTGAAGGCTGGGAAAAAACAGAGGATGGTTATTTTCACCCTCAATATGGTACAGATTTAAGTGGATGCGGCCACGATTATATTTAATATAGAGCATGAAATATTTAGTAACAGGAGGAGCAGGCTTTATTGGTAGCAATTTAGTAGACCAACTAATTGAAGACGGACATGAGGTGGTTGTGCTTGACAGTCTAATCACTGGGAAGAAAAAAAACATCAACCCCAAGGCCCAATTTTTTTGTTTTGATTTGTCTGGAGATAATTGGCCAGCCTTAATAACTTCTGCCTTAAGGGGCGTAGATGTGGTTTTCCATTTAGCGGCCTTAGCTAGAGTACAACCCTCTATTGATAAACCCCATGCCTTTCACAAGGCCAATGTTAATGGCACTTTAAATTTACTAATCGCCGCTCATGACGCAGGAGTCAAGAGGATTGTTTATAGCGCTTCGTCTTCAGCGTATGGAGAAACCAAGGTGTTGCCTACGGACGAAGACCAACCAACCAATCCATTAAGTCCTTATGGTTTACAAAAATTAATCGGAGAGCAGTATTGTTCTGTGTTCTCTAAGGTTTACGGTATGGAGACGGTAAGCCTGAGGTATTTTAATGTATTTGGAGAACGAATGACCGTTGAGGGAGGATATTGCTTGGTTATGGGAATATTCGCGCAGCAAATGCTGGCGGGAGCGCCACTGACCGTCACAGGGGACGGCGAACAGCGTCGAGATTTTACTTACGTGAAAGATGTAGTTAGAGCGAATATTTTAGCAGCTACATCAAAGAAGGTGGGCAGCGGGGAGGTTATTAATATTGGCAATGGAGACAGTAGATCGGTCAATCAAATAGCTTCTCTTTTTGGAGGGGATGTTAAATTTATAGATGCTAGGCTCGAACCCCAGAATACGCTAGCCGATAACAGCAAAGCCAAACAGCTTCTAGGATGGGAACCAACAATGACGGTAGAAGAGTGGATTCCTGAATACAAAAAGCAGTTAGATCTGTAGTTTTTGCTTGCCAAGTACACCAGAATGCAGTATTATATACACTGCATCAACAAACTATTAAGGTCGTTAATAATTCAACCGAAATAGTAAAATTTTTATTTTAAATACTCGTTATAGGGTGTATTTTCTGCATGGATATTAAGCTAAAAAAAAGGAATGGAAGACTAGAAGATTTTAATGTAGATAAGATCAATGCTAGCGCTCAAAGAGCCTGCGAGGGGATAGCTGATGTTTCGGCCAGCGAGATAGTACTAGATGCACAGTTACAGCTCTACGATAAAGTTAAGACATCGGAGATTGACCAAGCATTAATTCTTTCCGCGAGAGAGAAAATAGAGAAGGAGCCCAACTATTCCTATGTTGCTGCAGGGCTACTATTAAACAATTTATATAAAGAAGTATTTAAAGAAGGCGTTGATTCAGATGTTTTTGATCTACAGTATCGCAAAACATTTGTAATGAATGTAAAGAAGATGGTTAAATCAGAGAGGCTAGACAAGAGACTGCTAGGCTTTGACTTAAAGAAACTATCGGAAGCTCTAGCCCCGAGTAGGGATAAGCTCCTAAAATATCTGGGAGCACAAATACTTTATGATCGGTACTTTACCAGGGAAAACGGGAAAGTTATGGAAGCTCCTCAAGCCTTTTGGATGAGGGTAGCAATGGGCTTGGCGATTAATGAAGAAGATAAAGAGCAAGCGGCGATTGAATTCTACAATCTATTAAGCCAGTTTAGATATACGTCCTCCACGCCGACCTTATTTAATAGTGGGACCACGCATTCACAACTGTCCTCTTGTTATCTAAATACTTTCGACGACTCAATAGACGGAATTTTTGACGGGGCTTGGCAAGAGGCTAGAAAATCTAAATTCGCGGGAGGTTTAGGTTTAGACATTACCCCTTTTAGGTCCTCGGGGTCTCATATTCAAGGGACTAATGGAATCTCAAGCGGTCTCATTCCGTGGTTAAAGATTTTTAATGATCTATTGATCGCAGTAAATCAAGGAGGGAAACGGCCAGGCGCTGGCTGCGCATATTTAGAGCCTTGGCATTTAGATTACGAGGACTTCCTCAACCTTAGAAGGAATACGGGGGATGAAAGGCTAAGGTGTCACGATATGAACACGGCCTCATGGATTCCTGATATTTTCATGAGATGGGTAAAGGCCGAAAAGGATTGGTATTTATTTGATCCCAATGAATGCCCCGACTTACATGATTTATTCGGAGAAAAGTTCGACAAAAAGTATAAAGCCTATTGCAAAAAGGCAGACAAGGGAGAGATAAAAACTTTTAATAAAATTCCCGCAAAGGAACTATGGAAGAAGATGTTGAAGGTACTCTTTGAAACCTCCCACCCTTGGAATACATTTAAAGACCCATCAAACATAAGGTACAGCAATCAACACGAAGGAGCAGTACATAGCTCTAATCTTTGCACTGAAATTTTATTGCACACAAAAGCATCTAAATATAAATCAGGAAAGAAAACCGAGATAGGGGAAACTGCTGTCTGTAATTTAGGAAGTATAAACTTAAAAAACCACGTCAGAGAAATCCAGACAAAAGATGGCAATACAATTAAAGGCATGGACTGGACGGAGCTGGCCACTACAATCAAGACGGCAATCCGAATGCTAGATAATGTTGTAGATATAAATTTTTACCCTACCGCAGAAGCTAGAAATAGCAATACGCAGCATCGCCCAATTGGTTTAGGCATGATGGCGTTACACGATGTTATGCATATGCTAGACATTTCTTTTGATAGTGATGAGGCTGTGCGTTTTAATGATGAACTTTTTGAGTTTTATAGTTATCATGCAATCTCTGCCAGCAACGAGCTTGCTAAAGAAAAGGGTTCCTATAGTAGTTTTGATGGCTCTTTATGGTCGCAAGGCATTCTTCCTATTGATACGTTTAAGTCCTTAATGGAGTACCGAAAACAAGAAGTGCCAGACGCGGCCGACGATAAGTTTATCAAAAAAGATTGGGACGGCTTAAGAGAAAGAATTAAGGAGCACGGCATGCGTAATTCCAATACTATGGCGATAGCTCCAACGGCTACCATCGGATACATAAATGGAGTTGAGCAGTCAATCGAACCAAACTTCTCGGTATTATTTGTTTACGAAAACAAGAGCGGGAACTTTTACATCACGAATGAACATTTTGTTAATGACATGAAGAAAGAAGGCTTGTGGACTCCTGAAATTATTTCTATGATAAAAGAAGCAGATGGGGACGTATCTTTATTAAACGGAGCATTACCTGACTGGATTAAAGATAAATATAAGACAGCTTTTGATAGGGACATGTTTCAGCTAATAAAGTCTAATGCAGTAAGACAAAAGTGGATCGACCAAGGAATTAGTTTTAATCTATACAACAATGGGACATCACTTAAGTATCTTAATGACATTTATATGGCTTGCTGGGAAGCTGGACTAAAAACAACTTACTATTTAAGAAACAGAGGAGCATCTAAAGTAGAAAAAAGCAATAAGTCAGACGATAATAAAGAAGTAAAAGCGTGTAGTATCTTAGATCCAGGTTGTGAGAGTTGTCAATAATTAGATTCCAATGGACAAGTTAATGACGTTAAGAGAGTGGCAGTCCTTAAGGGTCCGAGCGAAAGACATGTTAGTCGCTACCGTGCCAGAAGAAGAATTTAATTCTTCAAAAAAAATAGACGAAGAAGAGTTGCCCGTAGGCATGTCGGAAAGATTTTTTTATTATTCAAACTTAATTGAGGAGCCAAAGACCTCGACCGTCAACACCAAGAGCTGCTATGTTTCTGTCAATAGCGCAGCTGGAAGCTCGTTATGGAGGGGGAGCGGAAGGGCTATTTTACCTAGGGAATTTGTAGCCAAGGACTCGAGCGGTAACTCAAAACTAAAGGAAACCATGATATTTCGTCGAAAACTGGGAGACCCGAGTATCTCAGAAGATATTGAATCCTTCGCACACAGTCCGAGGAGCTTCTTTTTAAGAAATTTATCAAGAAACGGTTTTAAAAATCAATATAATCGTTTCCAAATCGACTATCGCCTACGAATTAATAAGCTACTAGAGCATAAATTTACTGTTTGTCCCACGGGCTACTGGAAAGAATCTCACGCCACATATGAGACTTTATATTGCAAGGGCATCCCAATTCTAAACCACGATGACCTTCTAAGGGAAAAACACAAAGGGCTACCAATTTTATGGACGTGGCATTACGCGGACATAACAGAGGACTACTTAAAGCAAAAATATTCCGAGGCCCTCGACAAGGTTTTTGATTTTAGTAAGTTATTTCTTTCTTCCTATAGCGGCCCAGAGCAGGACGTTTTAGTTAAGAGAATGCTATTCAGGACTAGCAGAAAAGACTGGGAAAATATTTACAAGCGTTGATTTAGTGTAGTTATATGTATAGTTGTCAATAATGTTAGAATTCATTAAACATTCGCTAGGGCTGTGCGGGGAACCACACCCAAATCTTCTTCATTTGTTTATATCTGCTCCATTAATAAGTGTATTAATTATACGTTTAAAATCTTGTTTCAGAGGCGATGATTAAAAAATTAATGACATTAAGAGAGTGGTTGGAGTTTAAAATTCCGACTTCAGAGATGCTAGTAAGTACCGTACCAGAATCTTTTTTTAATTCTGGAGCGAGAATGAACCAAGAGCTGTTACCGATAGGAATGAACAAGATCTATTTTAAATATTTAAATTTAATCCGAGAGCGAGAAATACCAACCTTCAATACAAAAACATGCTACGTATCCTTTCGGCCTTCCTCAGGAGCATCTATCTATAAAAAATTCGGCATAACAACCACTCTTCGATCTTTATTTCAAGAAAACCTAAAGAAGAACGGTTTTCTTACTCTGGACACAAGGTCCCAAGGGGCTAACGGGTACCAAAATAGATACGTGGATAATCTTTTAGAACATAAATTCACAGCTTCTCCGAGCGGGCTCTGGAAAGAGGCTCATAGATCTTACGAGGCTTGGTACTGTAAGTCGATCCCGATTATCAATCATGATAACTTTTTAAAAGATAAACACGCGGGGTTACCCATACTATGGACATGGGATTATAGCGAAATTACAGTAGAATACTTAAATAAAAAATACAATGAAATGCTAGACGAAGTCTTTGACTTCGGTAAGATTTTCCTATCCTGCTATAATCCGACCAAAAAAGAAGTGCTAATTAAACGAATGCTATTTAGGACTAGCCGAAAAGATTGGGAGAATTATTACAATAACGGGGAGCCCTTTGATATAGAATTATAGTATTTTAGTGTAATCTCCTATATGGGACCCGTACTCAATACTATAATCGGCGCAGGTTTAAAGTTATTTTGCAATTTATTAAACAATTGGCTAGAGCATCGTCGGCAAAACCAATTAATGCTGGCTGCTCGGGACAACGAGATGCTTAAAGCTCTTTTAAAAAACCAAATAGAACAGGCTTCAGACCCTTTCGTTAAGGTAACTCGGAGAATTTTATTTATGAGCTTAACTTTTACTTTGTGTTTTTTGATGGTTTATTATGCATTAAACCCAGAGATTAGTTACTCTGTGCTTTATCCACTAAAAGGAGGCACTGGCGGATTTTTTAGTTGGCTTTTCGGAGGAAGTAAAGAGTTCGAGGTTATAGAGCTCACGGGCGGATTACTATTAATGCATTTTTTTGATCTATGCTTTATGGTTGTTGGTTTTTACGCCGTGCCTAGCGGAAAATCTCGGTAGCTGTGAATAGCAAGACAAAAATGACATTAAAGGAGTGGATTCTGCGGCCACTTATTAAGGAAGATTTAATAATCCATGCCGCCCCAGACGCGATCGACGCTAAGGCCTTAGGTCGAAGAGAGGTAGATGTAGCAGAGCCTCTAGGCATCTGCCGTAAGCTTTTCCCCTTTATAGATATGCTTTTAGACGCCCCCTCTTTTTTAAATTCCAAAGGCCTCATGTTAAGAATTCACCCCTTCTCAAACCGCCAGCGCCGATATATAATAAGAGATTTTAAAAAAAAAGGGATAGAGAACAAACACTATAAGATTACAAAAAGTAAAATGGCAAACTATAGTGATGCCCAGACCTTCATACATAAAATGCAAGAGCATAAGTTTATTATATCCCCAGAAGGCAGCTGGAAAGATTGCTTTAGGCACTACGAATCATTCTACTGCAAATCTATTCCCATTATACAAAGAAGCGAATTCATAAAAAACAAACTGCAAGGGCTTCCAATTATATGGACAGAAGATTATAGCGAAATAACCGAGCGCTATCTTAATGAAAAATATAATAAAATGCTGGACCAAGAATATGATTTTAAATTTATATTACCCTACGCCCACAACAAACGCGAGCAAACCTTAATTGAGAGAAGGAGTTTTCATTGGAGAAGAAAAAGAATTAAGATATAATACATCAATATGCTAGATTTTGTTCACGTTCCTAAAAATGGGGGTTGCTCCTTTAAATCATTAATCAGAAACCACAAGGAGGTATCCTGTAAAATCAAATATCACCATCACGCCTATAATGGCAATGGGCGTCCTGAATCGACAGAAATTATTGTATTAAGAGATCCCATAGACAGATTCGCTTCTGCGTTAAGATATTCGAAACAAAAATGGGCGCGAGCACCTCAAAATAAAAAACTATTTGAGTCTGGGGTTGAAAATATTAATGATCTAGTCAAGGTTTTAGATGATCCATTTTCAGAATTACATCAAACAGGCTTGAACTATATTTATAACCTAGACAAGAAGCATAGGATTGGCCGTACGCCTACGACACTCAAGTGGACATACACGCCGCAGTATCTTTGGTTTAAAAATCCAGCATATATTTTGATATTAGATCACCTAAACGAAGACGTTAAAGAATTATTTAGGGAGCTAGAAATACCAAGCGAGATTAATTTTCCCAATAAAAACACAACGAATAAAAAGAATGTGGCAGAGGCAACGGATACAACAATTGCCTTTCTAAAAAAGCAATACCCTCAAGATTTTGACCTCTACAAAAAGTACAAAGACCTAAGCTTTAAAGATAGGAGCCTCGCTAAATAGGAGGGATATAATTTTATTATTCAATTTTCTTTTATAAAGTGTATAATAGCTGTACTATGGAAGAACTAGACTTTTCAGATCAAATTAGAGGATTAACTTATCCCATCGAAGAAGACAACAATTCACTTTTATGTGCCGCCGAGAGATTTGGGGGCAAGAAAAGAAGCGAATTAGAAGACAGCGCCTTTTTAGATCCCAAGAGACGCTCTTTTCCTGTGGTAGACTGTAAAAACGTTAAGGCTGCTGTAAGCACCTGGGGCATGTATAAAGGGCCAATGAGCTTCGACACCTTCAAGAGCAAACTTACAGCTCGCGCAAGCAAACTAGGCTGCGAAGATACGTTGCCTGATAGTTGGTCGAAGGCCAGCGAAGAGGAGTCCGAGGCCAAGACTAAGAAGCAGTGGGACAAGATTGACAAGAAAGAGTTGAAGAAAGACTCTAAAAAAGAAAAGGGCGAACACGAAAAGGACGCCGTCAAAGATGACCAGAGCAAAATAAACAAGCTCAAAAAAGGCAAGCCTTCTACTAAAAAATCTGTAGAAATCCATGATCTTAAAAAAGATCAGGAGTTTGACAAAGAAGATAAAGTTAAATATACTAAGGCAGAGGAAGAGGTCGAGGCGAAAAAGAAAAACCTTCCCCCGTGGCTCAAAGATAAGAAGGAGCTTGACAAGGACTCAGATAAAGAAAAAGAAGAGCACGAAAAGGACGCTGTTAAGGACGATAAGAAGCAAATAAAGGATTTAAAAAAGGACGAGAAGGAAGATAAGAAGTCCGAGAAAAAAGACAAAAGTAAGTCTTAAAAAAAAAAAAAAAAAGACTAGCCACGCCAGTGGACGACAGACCACATATTGTGTTTAATGTAGCTGCACTATCGAAAGATAAAGTGTAAACTAAATTAAACCACATGAATAGGCAACATTTTTTAAAAGTTGGGGCCTTAGCAGGACTAGGCTCCTTATCATTACCCGAACTCTTAGCGGCCCAAGAGGTTGGTTCTATTAAGAATAATAAATCTGTTATTATTATTTGGATGAATGGTGGTCCTAGTCATCACGAGACATTTGATCCGAAACCTGAGGCCTCAAGCGAATATAAAGGCCACTTTGACGCAATTTCTACTAAAGTCCCAGGCGTTCAAATCTCAGACCATCTAAACAAAAGCGCGGCCCTTATGGATCAATGGTCTATTGTAAGAGGATTATACCACGGAAGCAATAATCATTCTGCAGCTCATGAATTTATGTACTCAGGCTATAAGCCTGCGCAACCTAATCAGCAAGAGAACTTCTACCCAAGTATTGGATCTGTGGCGGCTGAGAGATCGAGGGCGTTAGGGTTAAAGGTGCCTCCTTATGTGGTAATACCAACCCACAACAGAGGTACAAGGGCCGCTTATTTAGGCCAACAGTATATGCCATACCAAACTAGGAGACGAGCATCCAATAATCCATTATATAAAGATGATAATTTTACATTAAATGATAGCTTAACTGTTCGTAGGTTAGATAATAGAAATGATCTATTAAAATCCATGGACACCATGAAGGCAGAGATTGATCGCAGCAAGTCAATAGAAGCCATGAATGAATTTAATCTGAAAGCATATGATGTATTATCTTCTGGCCAAGCATCAAAAGCATTCGATATAAATGATGAGTCGCAATTTATCAAAGACATGTACGGCCCTGGATTTGGGAGGGATTTATTACTAGCAAGAAGGCTGGTTAAAGCGGGAGTTAAATTAGTTACTGTTAATACTCCCTTCGGATGGGACACTCATCAGAACAGCGACAAGACTAACGGCGCCAAAAACTTACCGCAGTTTGACATAGGATTTAGCGCATTAATAAATGATTTATACGCACAAGGAATGATGGAAGATGTAATGGTAATAGCTTGGGGAGAATTCGGGAGGACTCCGAAAATAAATAGCAATGGAGGCAGAGATCATTGGTCCAATGTAATGTCTGCAGCGATTGCAGGCGGCCCCGTTCAAGGAGGCAGAGTAGCAGGATCAAGCGATAAGACGGGTAGCCTGCCTGAAGGGGCAGGTATAAGGCCTGCGGACGTGTTGGCTACAGCCTATGAACATTTAGGCATTAATACGAAGCATCATTATTACGACCACAGCGGAAGGCCTATACCAATCTTAGGAGAGGGGGTTGTAATTAAAGAGTTGCTATAATATGTTTTTAGTGTATCTTATATTGTAAGATATGCTGCTAAAAAAATTCCTGCCCTTTTTGTGGGTGTTGTTGTTGTTACTCAACACCTTGGGCGCAGTAGGGAATGATCCAGTCTTCCGAATTAAAGAATACCATATTGATTCTACTAGTAATTTTACTGGAACTACTTTTAATTTAACATTAAATCAAGATTTAGCAGACAATTACTTTATATTAGTAAGAGGTTCACGTAAAGATAGCGGTGGCCTTAATCACTCTCAAGCATATGCTAGAGTATTTAAAGTTCCAGGAGGGAAGGGTGATTTAGCAGCATCGACTGCAAATAACATTGTTACCCTCCAGCGACATCAGACTCATAATGAATGGGAGGGTGTTATAACAGTAGTAGAAAGCTTGGCAGAAGAAGGTACTGATGGATTTAAATTATTAGACGCCAAGGATACGTTGTTAGATAGCGCAAATGGATCGTTTACTAGTAGCACCAATTGGACAACGCTAGCTAATGTAGTCCCATATGGTGGTTATAGAGGCGGTGGAGTTCAGTATACTAGCAATGCAAATGCTGGTAAGATTACATCTGCAATGACTCGTATATATCCCTCTGAAACCAATACAATTAACTGGGTTCGTCACGCGGGAGGAGATACGCTAGTTAATACTAAAATGACAACGTTTATCGTTGAATGGGGATCAAATTGGACAGTCCAGCACGCCTTTATAGATGGCAATAAGGGAGGTGGAGGCGCGGATGCTACAAATGAATATACCACAGCAACTATTAATCAGGTTACAAGAGCTAATACATGGGTATGGGGAACTGGCAATAGAGTAGATGCAGGCATTGGAGACTGCGCCGAAGCAGTATTAGTAACCCTAGGTGATGGTAAAAATGTAAATGCAACAGAAACAAAAGTGGCCGTTGGTTCAGAATACAACGACAGATATTACTTTGATGTTTATGTCTTAAGCCATGCCAGCGCATCTGTTGAGTATAAATTTAAAGCTGATGGCAATAACAGCCTTACAGATAAAGCTGTACCAGTTACAACAGCTGTTGGCAATGAAAAGTTTGCGTGGGTTTACAATACGGTTAATGGGACAGGCACGGCTTTTCCCAGGCCTCAAATGTGGGCTCGATTTACAGCTAGTAACGAAGTTACAATTTCCAGAGGATATCACGGACAGCACTTCGTTGCATGGGTACAAGCAATTAACCTATCAGGCATTAAGTATAATGCCAATCCTGGATCGCCTTATATAATAATCACAGGAGACCCCTACCTTACCCATCGATTAGGAGCGGCATTCACAAATCCAAATGCCATAGTATATGCGGCAGACAATTCAGTATTACAATCAACACTAAGCCCAGATAATGCACTCAATGTATTAACTAATGGAGAACAAACTCTCAGGTACAATTATAATGGGGCTTCCGAAACTAGTATTATTGTAAATATTGAAAGCCCTACTTTTGAAATTCAAGGAAACTCGCCATACAACTATCAATTAAACGTTCCTTTTACGGACCCCAAGGCAATACTCAAAGAGCCTGACGGCACGGTCATTTCAGAAGTGGCCACCTCAACAGTAGTTAATACATTTAAACCAGGAACAAGAACAATACAATATTCTGTCGTTGATAGCATTAGTAATCAAACATTTACAACATCACGTCAAGTTGTCATTGGCGACACTTTACTTTCTAGATGGAGATTTGATAAGGGCGGCCTAGATGATACAAAAGCAAACGCAGGCACAGTAGTAGGCGCAGAAGCCGCCAAAGGTAAATTTAGTACAGCACTACAATTTGATGGAACTGATGATTATGTAGACTTAGGTGATGTTGCAGCGATGGATCAGCCTAGTACTTTTACTGTTTCATTATGGTTTAAGCGCACAACCGACAACAGCGGCGGGTCCAAGGACACCAACCATGGAGTCAATAACGTTTTACTAGGCCAAGCATCTAGGGCGTCAAATGATAATTTAGAAATAGGAACCGAAGGCGCTTACATTGAAGTTTACCTCGACACATATACAGGTTTAGATACTTTAAAAAGAGTTGACGCAGGCATACAAAATAATGTTTGGTATAATTTAGTTCTAGCTTACAGCGCGGGCACCGCCAAAGTATATCTAAATGGAGTTAAGAAGGCTACGTGGACAGGGTTTGGAACAAGATTAGATAGCAGCTCGAATTCTAAACTAAGCCTAGGTATCTCAAGGCTTAAGCTAGACAACGGAACTCAGTCAGATCAATTGTGGGGAGACTTTACTGGCCTTATGGACGATGTTAGAATTTATACTTCTGTTTTCCCTGATGGGGTTATCGCTCGCATGGCTACCTCAGGCACTTTAAGAACGTGGACTCGGTCTCAGTTCAAAGACAAGCTAAAAGAAGACTCTCGGTATTCGGCCTTAGCGAACAAAGTGGCAGCACGAAAGGGAGTTACCGTTGCGCAGGCACAAGAGCTAATTGATAGCGATGGTTTTGACGCAGACGGAGATGGCAGATCTAATTTAATAGAATATGCTTTCGGCAGCGACAGCTTGGGAGCAGATGAAAATGAAAAACTACGCAAACCAAAGAGGAAGTTAGACAGGGACGGAGGCTTCTTTCAAATCACATTTGTTAGAAGAAAGGTTGAGGTCGCCACAGACTTGGCCTATTACGTAGAACGCAGTACAGATTTAGTTAATTGGAGTGAAACAGGAGTTACCCTCGTCTCATCAGAAGACTTAGGCGATGGGCTAGAAGAGGTGACATATAAGTCAGACCAAAGATTCAATCTTGGAGACTCACCTAAAAATCAATACCTCAGAGTACGAGTAGAAAGCAATTAAATGAGAAAATTAATATTTTTATTATTAGCGGGACTGCTACACGGAGAAAGTACAGACCCCATTGGAGTAACTAATGTAACCCTCCCAGTCGGAACGCCACAAGAACCGAGTTATACTTTTATCTCGAGCGCCTATAATCAAGATCCAGCTTACTCTGGTATGATTGATGCGATTTCAGGATCTCAATTGACCTTAACTGACCTAGAAGATAACAACTACGAAGACAATGAGCTCATTCAAACCGCTCATCTCTTACGCCTCAGGGACGGGGCAGAGGCTCAAAATGGAATGATTTTTGCAGTGTTATCCAATCAAGGAGATAATGTGGTAATTAATTGTCCGCCTGATGATATGAGTACTTATTTTTCGCTCTATGATAGCGTTGACATTATTCAAGCCAATACGCTTGGAGGTTTATTTGGAACTGGAGACGACTTTACAGGCTTAGCGGGAAAACCCACACAAGGAGACAACATTTTAATCTGGACCACATACGGATGGAAAACTTATTTTTATTATCAAGACAAATGGCAGACATATGGAACACGCAGTGACCAAAGCACTACTATTATTTATCCCGACGAAGGCATGGTTTATGTACGCAAAAGCGATGAATTAATTTTTTCTTTTTCGGGATATGTTCCGCTTACGGTGCAATCCTATCGACCAGGAAGTGATGGTAAATTTTTAATGTCTAACCCCTTTCCTGTTACTGTTAATCTTTCCCAAATCCTAGACACAAGTTCTAATTGGATATCAGGATCCAACATCAGTCAGGTGGATCAGGTTCTTTTCTGGTCAGGTACGGCATGGCAAATATATTATCATAATGGTAGCGACTGGATTAACCTTACGAGTTCACAAATAGACGATAAAGAGATACAGGCAGGCGAGGCATTCTTTATAGCCCGAGCCACAAATAACACCCTAAGCGAAGGCTACAACAAGATTGATCTTCCACAGTGAAATTGGGGGTATTTATTGGGTTTTTTGGGTGCGCCCTTCTTGGCGCCCCGCCCGAGATTAAGGCTCCCGCAAAAGAACCCGTTGCTTTTAGCTCAAGCCCGACTCCCATCTATACCTACCCAGGAAAAACAGATAGGGACCTAGCGAAAGCATTTGAGCTGAAGCCGTGGAGCACAAAAAAGCTTATGTGCTTTGATTCCCACTACGTTGGTGTGAATTTTAAATATTTTATTGAATATACAGAGTGGTTTAATAAATTTCGTGCCGAGCATTGCCCCACCTATAATAACGGAGACTCCTTTGACTGTGAGAATTTCGCCTTCTTATATAAAAGTCTCATGATTACGTCTGTATTTAAAAAAAAGAACCTTAGGCAAATATTAGTGGGAGTACTTATGGTTAAAAGCGAGAAGCCTTTCCACGGTATAGGAGGCAATGGCCTACACGCCCTCAATATAATCTACACAAGTGCTGGCTGGTATGTGGTCGAACCACAGAATGGACAATATACAGAGCTAGAAAAATATACTAACCCGATAATTAGATATATATTTTAATTGACTTTTGTCTCTAATAATGAGATAATCGTTTAATGAAAAAATTGACTATTGGGTCTACGACCTATGATGATTTTGATGGGGTGTTTTTTTCCTATCAATCCTTAAGGCTTAATAATCTAGATATACTTGATGAGTTAGATTTAATTATTATTGATAACAACCCTGATAGTGCTGAAGGCCGAGCCACCAAAGACTTTTGCGATAAGGCTTTCATAAGATATATTCCTGAGACGAGTCGCAAGTCTACGTCCTTAAGAAATAAGGTCTTTGAAAATGCTCAGGCGCCATATACTTTATGTATGGATCCACATGTAATGTTTGAGCCATCGACTATTAAATATCTTTTAGCTTTTTACGAAGCGAATAGCGACACAAAGGATTTGTACCAAGGCCCAATGCTTATGGATTGCATTCGTGGCCACGACCCAATGACTCATATGGATCCTATTTGGAGGGGTCATATGTGGGGTACATGGGCTATAGATAAACGGGGGATTAGCGCCAACTTACCGCCCTTTGTTATACCAATGCAAGGGCTCGGCAGTTTCAGTTGTAAAACTAGTGAGTGGCTAGGCTTTAATGAAAAATTTATAGGGTTTGGGGGAGAGGAAGGCTATATTCATGAAAAGTATCGCAAGGAGGGCAGGAATTGCTGGTGCTTGCCTTTCTATAGATGGCTACATCGTTTTGGCAGGCCAAGGGGAGTGCCCTACCCATTAAAACTAGAACACAGGATTCATAATTATGTTGTAGGATTCCAAGAGGTTGGCCTAGATTTAGCCCCTTTAATTAAACATTTTACAAAGGAATCTCCTGATGTAGACATAAAGGAGATTATTAATGACCCTGATGCGTTTAGGAATAAACTAGAACTATCGAATGGCTTAAGTAACCCTGAAGACGTGCCCGTCCTCCCGAAATTTGACGTAAGCGAGCTAATCAAGAGAGACAATATCGTTGTAGAGCTCCCAAAATAGAATTTAGATTAGAGTAAGATATATAATCTACACTCAAAGACCCTCCTTTTCGGCGAATGGAAAAGGCTGGCTCAGACTTTCTCTCTACGATGTCATCAACAAAATCCCAGGCTCCATGTTTTTTTAGCCACCTCCAGTATATATCCTGCTTCTCAGGAGAACATTCTAGTAAGATTTCACTATCCAAAAAGCACTTTGAATATAAAGTTACGTCCCTAAAACACGTCACGTAGCTTGGAGGCTCTGTGAGTCTAGCACTAATTGCAATAACCATGATAGATTATTACACTTTTCTATTTAAAAACAAATATTAATGTATAATATATTGCATGGGCGAAGAAAAGAAAAAAAGCAAAGAAGAACTTCGTAAAATCGAAGCAGAAACTCGTAAAATCGAAGCGGAGATCCGAAAGCTAGAGGCAGAAACACTTAGCGCCGAGAGCTCTGCCAAATTAAAAAATCTTGAAGCAGAGAAAAAGGACCAGGAATGGAGGAGGGAAAAGGCTGACGACAAAGAGAATATGATTTATAGGTTTAATACTGTAGTAGACAAAACCTATGTTAATGATTGCATGCAAAAACTTACACAGTGGTCAAGGAGGCACCCAAATTGCGAGATAGAAATTATTTTTTCGTCAGGCGGAGGCTCCATTGTTGATGGGTTTGTTTTGTTTGATTTTATACAGGAGCTGCGGGCCCGAGGGCATAAAGTAACTACGGGTTCACTAGGAATGGCGGCTTCTATGGCAGGGATACTCCTGCAGGCAGGCGACCGCCGATGGATGGGTCATCAAGCATGGATGATGATCCATAGAGCTGCCTTTGGGATCATGGGTAAGACATTTGAAATTGAGGATCATACTGCGTGGATAAAGAGGATAGAAGCTCGCATTCTAGATATTTTTGAAAAAAGATCTAACCTAACCAGGCTTAAGATAAAAAGAAATTGGGATAGAAAAGATTGGTGGATTTCTTCGGATGAGGCGCTCAACCTTGGCCTGATTGATGAAATCAGAGGGGAGCTATAATAATGCGGGCAGCGAGGAGGTTCGTATCGCGCATTTTAAATGCGGCGGCTTACTGGTGGCATAGCTTCCTTTTTAATATAAATAACATTATTGATGAGACCATCATCAATAGAGACAAAGTTCTTCGCTCGAAAATTCAAGGGGTTGCCATATCCACTGGCAAGAAATTGAATTATTCTGAAGATGAGGTGAGCGCTACTGCAAAACGCAGCCACAAACTAGAAATCCCTCGTGATGACGTCGCTCCGCCCAGCCTCAAGATAGATTCTTCTTCTAAAAAGGCTTCTAAAATTATTCATGTAGTTAATTTATTTATTCCAGCCCAAAAAAACCAGTCACTATACCACAGGACCTCTTTAACGCTTGAGTCCATAGAGCAGGCGGCCAAGTCATCCAGTTGCGTGCAGCTTTTGGGATGTTCAAGCGTAGCCCTTAAAAAGCCTGGATGGAAGACTAGAATACTAATTCGGAATGCGGCCAATACAATCCAGCATACTAAAGACTTTTTATTTCTCAAGGACATGTTGGACGCCGCAGCAGAGCTCGCCTCAGACAGTGATTATATTGTATATTCTAATCTAGATTGCCCCATAACTAATGATTTTTATAACAACCTACTAGAAGACAACTCAGACATAGTAGAGTACATCAGGAGAGATTGTCCCTCTGCCAAATCATTAGAGGATTTATTTAAGGGGGAGTCATGGCCTTATACCACAGGCAGAGATGCATTTGCGTTTAAAAAGAAAACATACCTGAGCATTAGAGAATATATTCCTGATTTTATTATAGGTGAGCCCCATTGGGACACAGCTCTTTCAGGCATTTGCCAGAAACTGCATACGACTACCGAAAACATAAAGGATGTTTATCATATTGATCACCCGAAGGAGTGGGATATAAATAGCTTAACAATAGGAGGCCAGTATAACCAAAGTTTATTTTCGGAGGCTAAAGCTAACGGCCTAACCGATATAAACCTACTATCTGTAGAAAAGAAAACTGGAGTAATTATTTACAATGACACAGGATCTAAATTTAATATAAAAAAGCTTGCTCATTTTATAGATAGGCACATGGATTGTGATATTGCAATTATAGATTTAGTAAAAAGCAACAAGCAGATCAGAGAGGATTTATTTGATTGTAATTATTATCCAATAATGCATAAAGGAAATAAAACCCAAAGACTAGACCAAGAGTTGACGTTAAAAAACATTGGCATGCATCTTCTAAATGGCTTTGAAAAAATTAAATTTATTTCTTTAAAAAGCCTAAACAAGAACGATTATAAAGGAGAAACGTATCGGTCGGAAGGACTTGAGCCTTTTGATTATTTCTCAACGAACAAACATAAACATAAAAATATTACAAAAATATCGTACATAAATGACGACGGATTATTAGAGCTATGTTAATTTCAAATAAAACTAAAATGTTAAACATCTTTTCTCCTAGGGTGTTCCTAAAGAAAGTAGTAGATGCAAGCTGGTCTTGTAATTTAGAGACAAGTGAGCCAGAAAAGGTCCCCGTGGAGAACATAGCTGGAGTACCTCGACTCGCACTCAAGTATACAGAGTCGGAAGACGATTGGTTTTGCGGGGTCTTAGCCCTAGATAAAGCCCAGTGGGCCTCTCAGGACATTAGGCAGTATTCCGAGGTAAAGTTTACTTTCTACCAGGAAGATGGTGTAGGCTTAAGGGTGGCTTTTATAGATGAAAAAGAAAGGACTTCGGAGGAAGTGGAAATTTCTCAGCTTAGTGGAATTACATCAGGAGAAGAATGCGAGGTAGCTATCCCTTTAAAGGCTTTTTATAATACTGAATTTGACGAGACGAAAGCTAGATTAATTAAACTGATTGGAGTAAATAAACCTCATTTTTATGTATCAAATTTATATCTTGTTTAGTGAAGCTGATTCATGAGGACTTTATCGACTGGCAGAGACCTGTACTAACAGAACAGAAGGCTCATGAACTTCTAGAGCTAAATCCCTTAGACAAAGACATTACTTTTTTTTCTTTTGCTTGGTCAACTTTTATTGATAAAGCTTGCTTTGGAACCGCGCAAGACTATGGCTATATCAGAAATAAGGTTGAAGCGTTCGCTAATGATTATGCTTTTAAAAATGCATTTACAGTATGCCAGCACGACAAGTTTTATCAAATTATTCCCATTGCAAAAAAGATTGGTATAAAAACTATATTCGCACCCCACATGGTTAAAGGGCGCGGCCTAACGACCAAAGATTATTTTCACGATTCAGATAGTCAAGAGATTGAAGGAATAAAAATAGAACCAATATTTCTATGGCCAGTAAATATTGGAGAGCCCAAGAAAGAAAAAGACTTATGGTATTCTTTTGTGGGTTCCTACAATGAAAAAATTTATGTCTCAGACATTAGGAGAAAAATATTTCAAGACAAGCATCCGCGTAACGCAATAGTAATAGAAAGAAAAGGGTGGCAATTTGACTTGGATGTATATCAGAAACAGGTTAAAAAACAAAAAGCCTCTCGAGTTCAAGAATACTTAAACAAAGAGAAGTCTAAGTTTTATAGAGAGGCCTTAACTCGTTCACGTTTTTCTTTATGCCCAAGCGGTTCTGGTCCGAATTCAATTCGTTTCCTAGAGAGCTTAGCTAGCGGCGCGATCCCTGTAATACTTGCGGACAACATGATGTTCCCCGAAATCAATGGCACTAACTGGGACGACTGCATTATAAAAGTTCCCGAGAAAGATTACAATAAGCTACGAAAGACTTTATCTTCGATTAGCGAAAGCCAAGAACACGAACTAAGACAAAAAGGATTAGAAGCATACAAGAAATGTTCAGGAGAAAATTTTGTGCAAAACATAAGGGAGTATTATGACCCGCTATATTGAAAAAAATAGCGACCAAAAGTGTCGCGAAGAAGACCACTGGGTTTGGCTTGGCCCGCACCCAATTTACACATGGCCAAATCCAGACTTCCCATTTCTATGCCTGTCAAAATCAAAAGAAGCAAGGATATTTTTCATCTCAAACCTAACGCATAACTACAGGTGGCTGAAGGATTATGCCAAAAGCTTCAGGGAATCAGATCTCTTTTTTGTTTCGTGCGGCTGGAATTTTTCAAAATACATAGCCCGACAAGCGGATGCGATGTTTGATGCTCTAGAGTTAAACAGAAGCCAGTTCTTTGTGCTTTATAATAGCCCAGAAGAATTAGCTAACGGAGCTCGCTTTGGTTTCCGTGGAGAAGTTATAAACAACAATTGTTGGCTAGAGGAGAATGATTTTTCCATACAGGAATTGCCTAAAAAATATGACGCATTTTATCTAGCTCGAGCGGTTGAATTCAAGCGGCACTATTTGGCTGCAAAAATTAAAAGACTAGCGCTGGCCGCTGGAGATAAAACCTGGACAGAAAATGTAGTGGAGTTGCCCAAGTGCTTAAATAACCCGCATGAATTTTTAAACAAAGAAGAAATTTCCATCCTATGTGGAAGTTCTAACTGTGGGTTAATTTTATCTCCCGAAGAAGGGGCCTGCAGAGCTTCTTCGGAATACCTAATGAGCGGCACACCTGTAGTCTCAACTAAATCTTCGGGAGGAAGAGATGTTTGGTATAATTCGGAGAACTCCATTATTTGCGAAGACTCTGAAGATGCGGTTAAAGACGCTGTGGAGGAAGCGTGCTCAAGGAAATGGGATAGAGAAAAAATTAGATTAATGCATATCGAGCAAGCAATTAAGTACAGGAATAAATTTAAAGAGATAATAGAAGAGTCTCTAAATAAAATAGGTTGCCAGAACTTATCAGCAGAACAAGTTCTTTGCGAAAATAATTACTTAAAACATTGGGAGCAGCACGATTTTACAATTCACGAGAATAGGCTCGAGCAATATTTTGAAAAATAAAAGCAATGGTATTGTAACGAAGCCTCTCAATGGTGTCCTCATATTAATGATGTTAAAAATTATTTTGAATAATATATGAAACAAAAATATTTAGTCTTTGGCGACAAGGTTCGGTATGGTTTTGGAAATCAGCTTCGTGCATTGATAGGCTGGTATCGATTAAGTAAAATATTGAATAGGCAATTCATATTAAACAACACGCTTATAAATTTCGCATTTAACTCCCCATTTAATGTTAAAAATTTCCCTAATCTACCCCAGCCTACGAGCGCATTAAACGATATAAACACCCCTGATGAGGAAAGATCTTTTTTTAAAGAATCGTGTAGAGAACCGAATATGTTAAGTATTGATATTGATTTTCAACAAACAGATTTTAATTCAATTACTGACGAAGCAATTGAATGTGGTGGAGGCAAGCCTATGCTTTATGAGATATTTCAAAATCCGATTTATAAAAAAGAATTACAGCAAGACTTTGATTGCTTTGCAGAACTTCAATCACAAAAACTTTCCCAAAAATTATTTCATGAACTTTTCCCCTCTCTGTCTGAAAACTGGAAGAGCTTACCTTTATTTTGTCCAGTTGATTTAAAATCAGAATATTCAGTAGTTCAATTTCGCGCATTTTCTGATGCAGGCTGGGAAGGAATTCATTATTTAGATGAATTTATTTTTAATTTTCCCGAAACGTATGATAAATATTCCAAAAACAAAAACGTTTTCGTAACAAGCGATGATCCAGGAATAACGCAGTATATTTGTCATTCCATTCAAAAACTTTGCCCACATTTAGATATTAAGACGATGAATAACCCTAAGTGCGAATGCTGCGAAAATAGAGGGTTCCTTCATTCCTCGTCGGAGGCAGTAAAAAAAATGTCTAGTACCTATCCTCTTTTACCAATTAAAGACTGGTTAATTATTGGAAAATCTAATTTTATATATTGCAGCGGGACATCTTTCACAGAAAGTGCAGCCCAATATTTTGGTATCCCTTATTTCTTTTGGGATTCTGAAGGGCGAAAAGGCTTTAGAGACATGTCTGCGTAGTATTATGAAAACAAAATATTTATTTTATGATAATATAGTGCGAGGGGCGGGCATAGGCCACACGCTCTTTAGCTATAACAGTGGCTTAAATCAAGCGATCAGCGATAATCAGTGCTTTATTCCTTCTTTAATGCAATTAGGGCATGGATTAGGGCAGCGAGGCTTATTAGAGGCTGCATTAGGCTTACCAAACTGCTCGGAGATGCGCGGAGAATTAGAAAAGTCATTTCCCAAACAGATAGAAAGAGTTAAATATCACCCTCAGGATAGCTGCGACAACGTGTGTGAAGACTTTTCCTTAACGAGACCTTATCTTTTGTCTTGTTATAAAAACAGAGTCTTGCGGGTACAGCAAGAATGCTCTAAAGACGTAACAACAATTTCTATGTCTATCAGGAGGGGAGATATTGCATGTAATAGAAAATGGGAAGGTAGTGAACATCCCATGGAAGATAGATTATTGCCAGACATATATTTTAAAAATGCTTTAGACTATTTACTAGAGACTTATAATATTCAAAACTTCTTACTTTACATATATTCTGACGCAGACTGGACAGGTCAGTATGTAAATGAAAAATGTGAAGCTGTAGATGTATATAAATTTTTTAATTACAAAAATGGCATTATAAAATATATTCCTAGTGAAAAATCCGCCACGAGCACTCTTCTGCAGTTTCAAACATGTATAGAGAGCGATTTTTTTATTGCATCGGTATCAGGGTTTTCCGAAGCAATAACTCTTTACAAAACAAAAGGGAAAACTGTAATTCCAGAAGGGAGGGCAAAGTTTTTTTGTCCAGAATCAAATATTATTAAATATAAAACGGACACTTAATATGATTTCAAAGAAACATAGGTTTATTTTTATTCATATACCTAAAACGGCAGGAGAGAGTATGGAAGATAGTTTCTCAAGGCTAGAAGGAGGATACGCATGGAATTTTCATGACACTCACGCCGAAGAAGCTAAAAAAATTAAGGATGTATTTTTTCCTATTCGAGGCTCCCAACTAGCTCGTACGATTGAGGCGAATCCACACTTTAAATTAATTGCGTTTGTGCGAAATCCTTGGGATAGGTTTGTCTCTTTATACTTGCACTCGCTAGCTATACGAAAAAGGGAGGGTTTGAAAATTGTGTCTTTTTCAGATTACACTTTGCTAGCAGAAGAATGCTATAAAAACCGTGAGAATCATAATTTTTCTCATCCAAACATAACAGGGTTTGATACATTTCACCTTAGATTTAAGCAGGTAGAATATATACCCCACCTAAATAAAAAATACTTAGAAAGTAATGTCGATGGAACATTATACCCCAATATATTTGTGGGAAGATTTGAAAACTTACAGGAAGATTTTAATAAAATACAACAAGAGCTAAATTTATCAACACTTACCTTGCCTCATCACAAACATCACAGCGAAAAAAGAATTCCTTATAAAGAAATGTACAACAAAAAAGACAAAAGCCGTATAGAACAATTTTATGAAGAAGATATATGCGAATTTAAATATATTTTTTAAAAATCTAAACTTATGGCTTCTATAAGCATATCAGAGCGGTTTATTATTAAACCCAAAGACGGAGACTGTTTTGGAGGCGCGACCCCTGAATCTTATAAAAAAAATTGGCCGCAATATATTTTGAAGCTTGAGAATGTATATCTTGGCCCAGAAGGAGCAATTTTTGATTCGGATAAGAATATTATTTTAGAAGCAAATTTTAATTATATTTTTTGGAAAAACCTTTCAGACGACCTTAAAAGACCAGACCATCCCATGCAAGTGCGGAATGATATACATAAACAAAAACTTTCTGCCACAAAAATAACCAAACTAAAAGAAGGCATAAATTACATTTATGGCCATCAATATTTTAATCATTATGTTTATGGTCACCTATGGGATACCTTTCAAGACCTGGAGAAAATAGAATCTTTAAATTTAGCGTCTAAAAAGCTAATTACTCCTCCGCTGCATGGACCAGTAAAAGATATAGAATTGCATTTTAAGCTTTTTGGATTTGAGCAGAAAGATATAGAGCAATTAGATTTGCATAGAAAATTTTCCAACCACGCATACCATGTACCAGTTTTATATTATCCATCTTGCACCGCCTACCCTTCTTTAATGTCCGCACGAGGGGTTGATTATTTAAGAAAAAAATATTTTAAACTAAAAACCTCGGAGACGCCTGAGGTAAAATTATATCTTGCCCGCAAGACAGCCCAAAGGACTGTAATAAACGAAGAGCAGGTTATAGCAAATTTAAAAAATCAAGGCTTTAAAATTTTATTTGGGAACGAAGGCTTAAAAAGTCATATACAGCATTTTAGTAACGCAAGCATTATAGTAGGGGCGCACGGAGCGATGATAAAAAACTTTCTTTTTTGCAAAAAGGGGACAAAAATCATAGAATTTTTTGCAGAAGACTACGTTAACACTTGCTATAAAAGCATGAAGGATATTATGGGGCTTGACTATACATCGGTAGAACTACCATGCGATAGCGCTCTTAATATAAGTATTCCAATAGATAAATTAAATAATTTAATTTAAAAATGAAAGAATACATCATTCAGTTTAGCCCAATCAGAAGCGGGTCGACCTTAGTATATAACCTATTAAGCAATACAGTTGATTTGCCCGTGCATAAACATCATCATCTCACAAAGGCTGATCCTAAAGCCTTTTATATAGTTACCATTCGTCACCCTTACAATTCAATTGTTTCTTCAATTCTGAGATATTCTGAGGCGAGCATTACAGATGAAGCTCTAGAAGAACATGTTACAGAATATCTCAATCACGGAGGCTCTGTCATTAGTAAAGATAATTTCCCCCCAAGAGATTCAGAGCTACTATTTTATGAAAATTTTGTGGGCAATTTTGAATTAATATATCAAGCTATCGAAAAAGCTTCGGGCTCCCCCATCTCAACCGACAAGCAAAAGGAGCTTAATAAACAATTTAACATAAAGCGAGTCAAGGAAGCGTGTAAGCAGCTAAAAAAGACAGGGCCAGAAGCGCAACACTGGCACACCTGGAGTGTATCTAAAAACCTGGGAGAGACAGATTACAAAAACTTTTTGGATAGCGGTCAAATCAATAAGCTGAAAGAAAATAAGCAGCTGTCACAAATCATAAATAGGTATTATAAAATATAATGTTTTTAAATGAGCAATAATACATTTTTTTCATTTTTTGGTGATAGATTTGTTATCAATGTAGATAGCCAAGAAAACCGTCTTCAATCTTTCTATGAGACGATGAATGCTTATGGTATTTTAAATGTAACTAGATTCCCAGCCGTATCTCACGCCAAGGGACCTAAGGGTTGCGGCTTCTCCCACTTAAACATAGTCAAAGAAGCAAAAAAAAGAGGGCTAGATTCGGTATTTGTATTTGAAGATGACGTGGAGTTTATTGATTTTGATACATCTGCATTAAATTCCATTATTCCTTATTTAACCAATAATCAGTGGGATTTCCTGAGAATGAGTTATACTTATCACGGCAGCCTACAACACCTAGAGGAAGGACGGGAGCTAGGGCTCGTGTGTAGGCGACACCCGAGCCTTGTCGAATTTAAAAAGGAGCTTAATCACCCACTCTGCAACCAAGCTGCCAGCGCTTACCATTCTAGCATTTTTGATAAAATTATAAATGAATTTGACCCAGAAAGGTGCCCCACTAATGATATATGGCTCCCTGCAAACTTAAACTCATTCTGTGTAACCCCGCAAATGGCCATACAGAATACACCGCCATGGAAAAGAGAGTTCCACCTAAGCAAAAAACAGATGGTCGACAATTTTCTTTCCACCCTCTAATGCATCGAGAGCACAAAGCCAGCTATTGCCGATGAAATTTTATCATGTTTTACGGATCAGCCATAGATTAATTAATAATGAAGCAACCATATTTTCAACATGTTCGAAACTTTTTTTTAAAAAACCATGAGTTTGATCGCGCCACAGAAGATCTATCCCATGATATCATACTGGAAACAGGGGAAGAAAAGAAACTAATCAAGGGAAAGTCGTTAATCCTCAAGCACGTAAAAGGAAATTTAGGTCATTTTTTAAATGATCATTACTATAGTTTTTTTGGCTTGGCTTGTTGGGGCTCGGATTTTTTTAATTTAGATTTTGATAACATTTTAATTCCCGCAGGCTATTTAGATAGCCATTTATATCTGGCATTAAATCTTCTTCCTTCGGAAGTTAAAAATCGGGTTACAGTTTTAGATAAAGATGTATTATATAAAGTTGAGAATGCGTTTGTCCCATGTGTTGATAGAGAATTTTCTTTTAAAATAAAGGGGCATAGCCTAGTAACCTATTGGAGAAATAACTTTTATGAAAACATAGATAGAGATAAATCTATTAAGGCGCAGAACAAACAAGCCTTTATTTTTCAGCACCCTAAAACCTTTGCAGGTAAAAACTCTCACCCAGGCAGACACATACTCAATGAAAAAGATCTTGTAGATTTTTTTCGCAAGAAAAACATTAAAACGATTACAGCAACACTCGATTTCTGGGAAAACCTTAGTCCCGCGGAAAGGGTGCGCCCTTTTTTAGAGTCTGATATATTTATAGGTGCATATGGAGCCTGGATGTCTACTTTATTCCTATCAAAACCAGGAAGCAAGATATTTTTGCTTCAACATCCTGATCTTAACGAAAGCTGGTGGAAAGCACCGAGAGATAAACAAGGAAACATTTTACCTCACGCAAAATGGAGTTGTGAATATTATTTAACTCATGAATTAAATAATGATTTTTATAATATACCCTGTAAATTCGAGCCTTCCTTTAACGGAGCTCCTCCTGTGGGCCGCCTAGGCCATATGTGCCTCCCCCGTCTTTGTAAGATTAGTCGGTCAGCTAATCTATTTGCTGATATTGAAACAATAAGCGGTTTAATTAATATGTAATTATGCATCACAAACCCAGGATAAAACCCATAAAAAAATGAAAAACTTTAACAGCATAAATGAATTTATTAGCGAGTATAAAGACAACCACGTTAATTATGCTTATTGTAATATTGGAGGAATAGAACTTGCGAGCAACTTAGTGAAAAGCTGCAGGCTTCAAGATTTCCCAATTGTTTTTTTTGCGGTAGATAAAGAATCCCTAAACAAAATGAGCGGACTTTGTGATGTCGTAGATGCGTCTCGCCTAGGATATGGGGCTCATGCCAATTTTTTAAAATTCAACACTCCAGAATTCAACTGGATCTGTTTTGCTAAGTACCACATAGCCAAACCGATTCTAGAAAGCGGCAGAACACTAACTTACCTAGATATAGATATCGTCGTAAAAAATAACTTCCAGGAAGATATATTAAATCAACTCAACAAGGATCAGGATCATTTATTAATACAGTCCAACCACGAGGACTTGCCATGTGCTGGCTTCTTTAGCCTATCCCCCAGCTTCGATAAAGATATCATAAATCTATTTTTAACACAAGATAAGCCAAAGGTTCATGATCAAGACTTTCTGCGACCACTAATAGCCCAAAACAAAGTTAAATCCACGCTTCTAGATAAAGATCTATACCCAAATGGAGCGTGGTATTATAAACACTCAGAAAGAATAGATAAAACCTGTAAAATGATTCACTTTAATTGTGTAATAGGGAAAGGCTGTAAAATCGATAGGATGAAATCCTATGACTATTGGTCTACTACATGAAAAAAACTTAAGATGACCTCCTTTTTAGATACAACTATAAATAAATACAAGCATTATGAAATTTGATTATACAAATACTCCCAGTTGTGACACAAGAATTATTCAGGCGTCTCTACCAGGGACAGGAAGCACGGTTGTCCAAAATTTATTGCACGGATTATTATGCCCGACTTCCCCAGTCTATATGGGGCCACTTAGTCACAACCGTACTTCACAAGGGGCTAATCAAGCTGTTCAATCTTATTCATTAATAGACATAGGTCCTAGCATTAATAAATTTATCTCTAAATCTCATTGCATAGATTACGATAAGTGGGAGCGCGCGTTCGGGTCGATACATAGACTCTATTTTTTGACGACAGACAGAGCCAAAAGGCAGCGCGCTCCTATTGAGTTGATAACGGATGAATTTCGGGACCCAAAGGAGCTTGCAGACCTAAAGGCTATAATCCCTCAAGAAGTTTCTTCAAACGACAGGTCAAATATCCTTATTATTCCCTATGAAAAAATACTAGAGACGAAAGATTATAATTTAAAAGATATAGTCAATTATTTCTACCTGGCATGCAAGGACTTTCTTCCTCAAAAATTTTTTACTAAAAATGAATTAGAGGCAAAAAAAGATATGTACAAAAGAATTGACGACATGAATAAATTATACGAAAGAATCAAGGATAAAGAGTTTAAATATTCCGATTCATTTTTTGGCATTCATGGAGGCCACAGAGGCAGATGGAATTCGGCAGCAAATGAAAGAGGCCCATACTACAGCAAGTATAATTAGAATCGAACTATGATCTCCTTCCTAGATACAACTATAAATAAATACAAGCGGTTATTAATTAATTTTGGCTATGATAAACTGAAGGCTGGAGTTTTTGTTATTGCTGGAAATGAGTGCGAGAATACTAAGGCTGTTCTAGAAGAGACTGGCGCAACAGTAAAAGTTTGCAACGGCGACGACGTCATAGAAGAAGTAATGGAAATAATTGACGAAGCCGAGCTGCCCCATTGTTTTTTAATTAACTTGAATCCCCTAGAGCCTAACCCAAAACTTTCTGTCGGCAGGGTGCAGGAAATTTTTGGAGTAGTCAATAATAAGATGATGCGCACACATTTATATCTTTTTAATACCAGGAGAGCTCAATTCATTGGAGAGATGGATACAATAAAAAAATCTATAAATAGTTTCGGACGTCAGTACCAAATGTTTTTTGAAAGCTACGAGAACAAAGATAAATATAAATACACCTCCTCATTTGGGGAGAAATCAATATTCTGGATGATCTATCCCCCAGAATAGGTCGTTTGTCTTGACATTAACTGTTAATTATAATATTATAAAGCGATGCAAGACGAAAAAACATCTGATTTAATCACTGAAGATATCGCTTCAGTAAATCGTATCCTTCCTCATAAACATAAGTTTGCGTGGGATCTTTTCCTAAAAGGTTGCGCCAACAACTGGATGCCAACTGAAATTTCAATGCAAGACGATATTAAGCAATGGAAGGGCGGAGAAATATCTGACGATGAAAAGCTTTTGGTAAAGCGTTGTTTAGGATTTTTTGCGGGAAGCGAGTCGTTGGTGGGGAACAATTTATTGATGTCTGCATTTAAATATATTACTGATGCTGAATGCAGGCAGTACATTTTACGACAGGCATTTGAAGAGAGCCTACACAACCTTACTATCGTATACATCTGCGACAGCCTTGACTTAGATATTGACGAAGTATACAGGGCTTACGAAACTGTCCCCTCTATTAAAGCTAAGGATGAATTTTTAATGGAGATTACTAGTGATCTAAATCGCCCTGACTTCACTAGCACAACATTGACAGGCAAAAAAGAATTGCTTAAAAACCTATTCACCTACTACATAATTTGCGAAGGAACGTTTTTCTTTTCGGGCTTTGCGATGCTCCTCGCCCTCGGAAGGCAAAATAAATTACAGGGGGTTTCTGACCAGATCAAATATACTCTTAGAGACGAGAGTTTACACATCGAGTTCGGCACTTACCTTATTAATACCCTAATAGATCAAAACCCAAAAATATGGACAAAAGCTATTCAGGAAGAGTTCACTGAACACATGAAGAAAACAGTAGAACTAGAAGTTAACTACGCTAAAGATGTTTTGCCGACAGGTATACTTGGCTTAAATTCAGACATGTTTGTAGACTATATGCATTACATTGGCAACCGCAGGATGGAGGCTATTGGTCTTAGTTATCGTTTTCCTTCTGATCAAAATCCATTTCCATGGCTTTCGGAAGTAGTAGACACCCAAGCAATGACTAACTTTTTTGAAAGAAGGGTGAGGGAATACCAGCAAAGCGGGGCGCTAGAGGATGATTTTTAATGATTCATACGGCAGTTTTTACCCATTGGTCTATACCGAATTACCTTAATAGGTATTGTGGATTCAATAATCAAAAAGATTTTGAATCCTCTTTTGCTTTATCAGCTTTTTGTGCTCGTCATTGGTTTAAAAAAGTATTTTTATATACGGACAGGCAGGGGCTGCAAGACCTAAAACGCTTTTTGCCTTTGTTTGACGAAGTTGATTCAAGCCTGCAACAACTACACGAACTTAATATACCGCCCAGCCTGTGGGCTTATCCCAAAATAAAAACCTATTCCCTGCAGGAAGATTCGTTTTTACATGTAGACAACGATGTATTCCTATGGGAGCGGCCACCTCTAGAGTTTTTAAGTCAGGGTTTGATTTGCCAAAGCGTAGAATACAAGATGCCGCTTTACAATTTTTGCTTTCGCAAGATATTAAACTCCCCCCTTCGATACAGCTTCTCGCCATACTTTTCTTTTTTTAAAAAGATAATGTGGCTCATAGGCTTTGACAGGGATAAAACAAATAACCCTGTCCTTACTCCCAATTTTGGTATATTTGGAGGTACAGACTTAAATTTTATACAATATTATTGCTCTAAAGTTTTCGACATTTTGCAAGACGAATCCAATATGAAATATATTCGCAACCACGATATGGGAGACAGCTTTAATGCAATTTATGAACAGTGGTTATTTTCTCATCTAGCTTTTAAAAAGAACAAAATATTTGTACCACTTCTCGAACCGCCCCCAGGCTATAGGATATGTAATGAATTAGACTTTAAAAAAGAGGGAGCCTTCGTTTACAGAGGTTCCAATAACATAAAATATACCCACCTAGTAGGCGGCTCCAAGAGAGACCCCTATTTAGCAGAGAAGGTAAGAATTAGAGCACAAAACGTATTACCGAGTTCAATATCGAAGTATTTATAAGATAAATAAGTGTAACACTAATATAGTTATGCCCTTACCCAGCAAACAGGAAAACGAAAGTAAAGAACGGTTTATGGATCGTTGTTTGGGCGATGAGGTATCTAAAAAAGAATTTACTGATATCAAGCAGAGAATAGCGGTCTGCTTGAGTCAATGGAAACAGAAAGGCAAAAAACATGGCAAGTCCCAAAACAATTCCAAGTAAAATTAGTTCAGGAACGTCGGCAATAAGTCCCAGTTCGGGCAGCAAGAAACTCTATATTACAGCCCTTTTAAAATCTGGTACTGTTATAATAGATGGAGTCACGGCTTCTTCGGTAGGGCCCTGCGCCTTTCCTTCTCCTGTAATTTGTGATACTTTTACGCCTGACTCAACGGGTCAGGTTGCTTATTTTGAGCAGTAATGGCAGAACCAAATAGTTTTCCTAGTGAAATCAATGCAGATAATAGTGAAGTTACTCCTAGTGCCGACAATAGGTTATACATCACCTCTATCTTAAAAGCAGAATCACTTTCTATAGATGGGACTTCCATAGGCTCTCCTGGGCCCCTGGAATTGTACTCTCCGATTATTTGTGATTCCTTTAGCCCAAATTCAGCAGGCCATATTGCTTACTTTCAAACGGGGCCCATAGGTGCGGCGCTTTTATAAATGAAGCCCTATTTGTCAACTCTGAATGAGACTCGCGGGATTGGGAGCTCCCAACCTTTATCTATTACCGCTATACTCAAAGAGGGAAAGGTTAGTATAGATGGAGTACAAGTTGACGACGTTGGCCCCACAGAGCTTTATTCTCCCATTCAGTGCTCGAATTTCGTTGGTCCCGTTTCGGGAGTAGCTTTTTTTGCTGACGGCCCCATCTCTCCTTATGCTTTATCGATAAAATATGGAGATTTAGCTGTGACGAGCGCAAGCTATGAGTTCGGTAATGCGGCGGGAACCGTAGATCCTGCGGCAGTTGAAGCCCAAATGATAGCTGATTATGCGGGAGTGGGAATTAATATTGCGCGCCTTGCTACGATTGAGGACTTTCTAGACGGAGATTATTTCGATGAGGATTTGGTTTCTAATCTATGGGGCCCTCCCTGCACGGAACCATGCGGCAACCTTGATGGGGCCAACATTAAAGCAGCGGTTCCTGGCAATCTTTCTAAAGCGACCAATAGCTATTACTATCTAGCAGGCTCTCACCAAAGAGCTTTTTATTTGCGAAATAATACAGGTACTGACCTCACTTATAATGGTGTCGTTCCTGGGTCTACTCTCTCCGCTTCTTACAATCCACTGGAGATTTGGTATTGGGGCGCCTCCAGAAAGTGTATTGTTAAGTTGTCATAAAATGATTTTTTATTTCATAGTTTTATTATCAGCGTTAAGTATCTCAGGTACAGGTGCTTATTTTAGTATTTTAGGGCTAGCTACCATGTTTCCAGGCGCTGCATGGTCTGTCATTATCATGGGCTCAGTATTAGAAGTAGGGAAAATTGTTTCGGCGGTTTGGCTTCATCAAAACTGGAGAGAAGCGAATAGACTGATGAAGTACTATCTTACTGCCGCAGTGGTTGTCCTGATGCTTATAACCAGTATGGGTATTTTCGGGTTCCTATCTAAAGCCCATATTGAACATAGCTATTTGACAGAAAAAGAAATGGCAGCGGTAGAACAAATAGACGAGAAAATTTTGCGCGAGAAACAATTTATTACAAGACAAGAATCTTATATTGTTGAAGAAGAAAAAAGATTAACATCCTCTAAGGATATAAATTTAATTGATATACAGAGAGAAGAGAAAAGAATCGAGCAAATAAATTCTCAATTAAATAAAGACGTTCAATTTGAACAAGATCGAATTGATCAGCTAGCCGAGAGACGCAGAGAACTCGATACAGCAGTTGCCACTCTAGAATCGGAATCAGGTGGTTTATTTTCTAATAAAAAACAAAAACTACAAGCACTTAAAGAATTGCAAGCAGAAGAGCGTGTGTCCATTCAGTCTAGCATTAAAGAAGGAGAGGGCAAGATTAGCGCTCACAGAGAAAAGGCAGACATAGAGACTAAAGAATCCCGCACAAAAATAGCAGAGTTTCAGCAGGCAAGAGGAGGAGGCCACTCAGAGGCCAAAGAAGAGATAGAAAAATACAATGAACTAATTAATGGTGCAACAGATAAGATTAATCAACTTGAAGTTAGCAAAATTACTTTTGACGAGAAGGTTCGTACGCTAGAGGCAGAAGTCGGGCCAGTTAAGTACATTGCTAAATTATTTGAAGACCTAGGAGCAAGCGAGATAGCTTTAGATAAAGCGGTAAGAATTATAATAATTGTATTGATTTTTGTCTTCGATCCCTTAGCAGTACTATTAGTTCTTGCGGGGGTTTCAGGATTGCGTGCGGTTCTTAATAAAAAAACACAAACACGACTATATGAAAAAGTTAAAGATTTTGATATAGATTCTTTTTTTAAAAAAGTAGATGACCTAGAGTCAAAAATTACGGAGCTCCAGAACCGTAAAGACTTTGCGCCAATCGAAGAACTGGAGACGGTCCATTCACAGCTTAACGAATTAAGCGAAGGAGCGCCTAACATCGAAGACTTTCCCACTAAAGACGAGATCAAAGGCATTATAGACTTTTACGAAAACGATAAAAAAAAAATAAATAATCAGGAGCCTACTGAGTTATATCGCCAAAACCAAAAGCTAAATAGTTTTTTATATCAAGCTAAGTCGGGATTAAGAAAAACCAGAGGTTTGATCAGAGATAATTATAGAAAAATTTCAGCAAACAGAAAGTTGTCTCAAGAAAATAAAGCCGCAGGAGCCTCCACTTTTAAAAGAATTGTTTCTAGTATAAAAACAAAAATAGAAAAGTTTTGAAAATAGCGAAACCCTCACATATCATAAAGCATGAAGTACATTACATTATTCTTGGCATTTTTAGTTGCAACCCCCACCTTTTCAGAAGACTTGAAGAACAGAAAGCGTGTTGCCAATTTTCTTCAGGACATTTCGGTTACTATTAAATCCGAAGGGAAGTGGAGCAAGTCCGAGGGGTCAGGGGTGTTGATCGTTAGAGAAATCGAGGGGAGCGAGGTCACTTTTGTGTGGACGGCGGCCCATGTAGTCGATAACCTTCGAACTGTACGAGATGTAATTGACGAGAGCGGGCGCCCTCGTAAAGTAGTAGAGTTTCAGGACGCACAGATAGTAAAGGAACTTGTCTCTGAAGGAAGGCGTGTGGGCGAAATCAAAATGGATGCAATGGTTATTAAATATTCTAATGCTGATGACGGCCATGATCTTGCATTGCTTATGGTACGAGCCAAGGACTACTCTAAGGAAAGCGCGCGATTTTATCTTAATGCAGACGATGCTATTGTCCCTATTGGCACAAGCCTTTTCCATGTAGGGTCTTTATTGGGCCAGATGGGAGCGAACTCTATGACCACGGGCATTGTGTCGCAAGTCGGCAGGATTCATGGCAAGCAAGAGTACGACCAAACTACAGTGACCGCATTCCCAGGCTCCTCAGGAGGCGGGGTTTTTCTTACAGACGGCCGCTATGTGGGTATGCTTGTGCGCGGAGCAGGAGAAGGTTTTAATTTAACAGTTCCAATTCGGCGGATGAAGCGCTGGGCGAAAGAAAACGATGTACTATGGGCTATTGACCCTAATATTGAAGCGCCCTCCCTAAAGAACCTTAAAAAGATTGCGGTAGAAGATAGTGGAATTAAAAGCGGGATCAGCGACGCGGGAGAGGGCGGGGGCACAGAAGTGAGCAAGTATCCTTTTCTAATTAAAACAGAACGCAAGCTTGACAAAGCTAAGTGATTAGTGTAAACTAACTTTAGTTATTTGATATGGGGATGACAAGGATTCGACTTGTTAGCTAAATTTTTTATTGCAAGTAGGAGTGGGCTGGCTCCTTAAAAAGCCCAAGGCTTATATAAGTGCCAAATCTAAACTTGTAAATGGTCTGCTTGACCGCTTCAATCCTTCTAAGAAGGTTGCAACCCGCAAGGTTGCTGCTCGTAAGAGTGTTGCGCGTCAGCTGGCTGCTGTAGCATAAGCTACCCCTTGCATCTGGGACGCAGATAAAGGAATGCGAGGACGACATCTGCAGAAAACAGAAAAAGTTATTCATATTCACAAACTGTAGTCCGCTGAGTATTCGGAGGCAAATAAATGAAATTGAATGTTGAGTTTGCAACAACATAAAAAAGCAGGACAAACTTGTAACGAGATAGATTATGGATCTATACAAGGACGCGGGTTCGACTCCCGCCATCTCCACCATTTCCTTCTTGACTTTTTCGGGAATATCGTATATCCTAAAAAAAATAAAAAACGAAGCGAGAGGACAGTGGACGACATACATGAAGAAGTGCTTAAATAAAAGACAAATAATACAGAGGCATATTAATGAACCAAAAGCCAATAAGAGGGCTTTCTGGAAAAAAGAAATGACGCTTCTGAATAGATTCCTCAAGGAATTTCCAGACCAATGCTTTTGGAGCGTTGTAGATTTTTATCAAAAGTTTGATAGCCTAGCTATATTAGCTAGCCCCAACTGGAAAAAGTTTGTAAAGAAAAAGTATTTAGATTATAACTATGTGGTGCCAAAGTATTCCGCGCCACAACTAGAAGAACAAAAAATAGGACAAGATGCAAATATTAAAAAAACAGAGAGAACAATCAGCGATTTCTTATCAGAATAAAATGAGTGGAACATTAGAGCAAATAAAAGCGTTTCTTAGCGACAAGAATAACAAGAACTTCCATTATAATGACTATAAGGAGCTAGACTATAAAATCCCAACGGGCAGCCTTAATTTAGATTTGTCCCTAGGAGGGGGATTTCCAGCGGGAGTACATCGTTTTACAGGAGTAAACGAAGGAGGAAAGACGTCTTGCGCTCTTGCCGTAGCGAAGAACTTTCAGGATCACTTTGGCGAGAAAGCTATGGTTGTATACATCAAGAGCGAGGGTCGGCTCAGTAATGAAATGGTAGCTCGCTCGGGAGTGGACTCGAGCGAAGAAAGATTCTTCAAGTTTGATTGTAATGTTTTTGAAAAAGTTTTTGAACTTATTAGAATGTTGGTTAAAGAAAATGAGGACGACAAGAAGTATATGTTTATCGTAGACAGCGTTGATGCACTATGTAGACAAAATGACTACGAAAAGCCTTTTGAAGACAGCGAACAAGTCGCAGGAGGAGCCTTAATAACATCTGTCTTTTTAAAGAAGATGGTCTTGCCTATTATTAAATTAAACCACATGATGATCCTAACCTCTCAAGTGAGAGTAGAAGTAGCAACGAATCCATATGCGGCTAGAGGAGGGCCAAAGACCAAACAAGCAGGGGGCAATGCGATTAAACACTATGCGAATTTTATTCTTGAGTTTCAAGATCGTTATAATAGTGACATTTTATTTGAGAACCCAACTGCGGCAAAGCTAGAAGACAAGGGGAGCCCAATTGGGCATATCTGTAAGATTGTTTTTAGGAAAAGCGTAAACGAGAAGACAGGAGCGTCGGTAAGATACCCGATTCGGTACGGGAGGACAAACGGTAAATCAGTCTGGCTAGAAAAGGAAGTAATAGACATGTGCTACATATGGGGCTTTCTGGAAAAAAAGGGCGCATGGATTTCCCTAGATAAAGAAATTGTGCAGAGATGCAAAAAAGCCAAGGTCGAGTTCTTTGAGAAGATTCAAGGAGAGCAGAAGCTCATAGATTTTTTAGAAAATAATACAGATTTTTGTCAGTTTCTTCTCGAGTTAATTAAAGAAGAGGTTAAAACAATCAAATGAAGTTCATAACCCTGATGGGGGCAACCCGCAGTGTCCCAAGGGCGAAGAAATACCTCATCAACTGGGAGGCAAAGAGCAGAAGCAAGATACAAAAAGCTACGAAAGATTTTTTAAAAGACTTTTGGCAAAAACACGTAGTTTTTGAAGAGTTCCCAGTCGCAGGCACAAAAATGTCTTTAGATTTCTATAATGCAAACAAGAAAATCGCAATAGAGGTCCAAGGCAGGCAGCACACAGAATATACTCCCTTTTTTCACGGGAACAATAAATATAACTACATAAACCAACTGCGCAGAGACCAAGATAAACAGTCCTTTTGCGACTTGAATGACATTCGCTTGATAGAGATATATTCTATTGACGAGTTGACTAAAGATTATTTCAAAAAAATAGGAGTTTTACTATAAACAGTGTAATATAAATATATGAAGTTCGATCCAGAAAACTTACCCGAATTTAAAATGCCAACGAATTTGTTGGAGAAAATCTTTGATCTTTCGGGTAACCACGATGTAGGAAAAGGGGTGCTAGTAGCATATTTAACGCAAGAAGGTAACCCTGTGATATTTATGAAGGCTAGCGGCAAGATTATCGAGATGGGGCTCAGGAAAGCTACGGAGTGTTACCTCGAAGAGGCCGAGGCGCAAGGCCTTGGGGGTTTAGGCTTTATAGAGCAAGACGACATTATTGACAGGGACGACGAAGACGAAGGCTTGCAGGGATAAGTATTCTCCTTGACAGGATGCTGTTGATGTAGTATCATTAGGCATGATCGAATCTAAAGAGCTTGAGCGGCATTTACTTGCTGGCCTTATAAAACACCCATCTACATATGGGCAGATCGCACCGTTTGTAAACGCGGAAGATTTTTCAACTCAAAGCACCCAAGTACACGCAACTATCTTCAAGATATTAAAAAATTGCATCGACAAGGGAGAGAGTATAGATGAGGTAGTAATAGCTCAAAAAGTAAAAGACTTTAATATTTCCTTCGAAGACAATATAGACGTTGGCCAATACATAGCCTCCTTAGGTTTAAGGAAAATTTCACCAGAAGGCACCATAAACGCCGCTAAAGAACTGAAAAAGGTAAGCGTTAGGCGTTCTATTTATGATGCAGCAGTGAAGGTCGCGCAAAAAATGAAGACCTTAGGGGCTAATCATTCTTTTGAGGAAATCATTCAGCACGCAGACACTATTTATAATAGGCAGGTAGACCTTTACCACGCAAATGATTGCCCTCAGAACCTCTATCAATCAATGGAGGGGATTATTGAGGATCGTGGAGACAACCCTAAAACTGAATTTGGTTTTATGGGACCCCACGAGAGACTGAATGAACAGTATGGCTCGTTATTGCGGCCAGGAAATATTTCTGTAGTAGTTGCAAGATCTGGAGTAGGGAAAACGACTTTTTGTTTGGATTTCGCCAGTAAGGTTTCCAAAAAATACGATAATGTCCCAGTGCTCCACTTTGATAACGGCGAAATGTCACAAGAAGAGCTCACTATGAGACAGTGCGCCACTTTAGCGAAAGTTCCAATTCATTATTTAGAAACGGGCCTTTGGAGAAAGAACGCAAGTTTCGTAGCTAAAATAAGGCAGGTATGGAAGCAGATTAAGGATTTTAAATTTTATTATTATAATGTTGCTGGCTTAACGGTGGATGAAATGACGAATGTTATTCGCCGTTTTTATTACTCTTCAGTAGGAAGAGGGAATCCTATGATTTTTAGCTTTGACTACATTAAAACAACGGATCAAACTCAGAGCAAAAACCAAAGTGAATGGCAAGTTGTAGGAGATATGATTACCCAGTTTAAAAACTTAATTCAAAAAGAAATATTGGGTGATGATGGCCCCGTGATCTCTATGATTACTAGTGTCCAGAGCAATCGCTATGGGATTACCACTAATCGCAGGGCTGAGAATACAGTTGACGATGAGAGCGTGGTATCCCTGTCAGATAGAATCATTCAATATTGTTCTCATATGTTTCATTTGCGCAGAAAAACACTAGATCAGATTCAAGAAGAGCCAGAGGGCTTCGGGACGCACCAGCTGTCATGTTTAAAGTCTAGGCATTTAGGTTCTGATTTCCATCGAGCAATTACCCCTGTTGAAATGCCAGACGGGTCTAAGCGGAACAATTTTATTAATTTAAATATGGAAAATTTTGGTATAGAAGAATGCGGCGATCTTCAAGACCTAGTAGACAGCATAAACCTAGGCAATGTGCGCCCCGCTCAGACAGATTTGGATAATTTCCCCGATGAGCTATGAGCGTTGACGTAAAAGAGGTATTAGAGTCATTAGGCTATAAACTTAGCGACAGAGGTCAATACTGGCAGACTAATGCCATGTTCAGAGATGGAGACAATAAAACCGCGCTCCAAATATATAAAGATACTGGAGTATGGAAAGATCATGTACAAGATACGAAATTTATGAAGTTCGAGGCTTTGGTGACCAAAACCTTAGGGACGAACAACAAATCAGTTCTTAAAAAATATTTAAAAGAAGGGGATTTTGATTCTCTAGAAAACAGAAGACAACCTAGCAAAAAATTAGAGATGGAAGAAATATTTGATCAAGAAATTCTAGACAGACTGCTGCCTCACTATAAATTTTATAATGATAGAGGCATATCCAATTCTATTTTGAAATTTTTCAAGGGAGGCTTTGCGACCTATGGCCAAATGAATAAGCGGTTTGTTTTTCCTATATTTAACATTCACCAGCAAATACATGGGTTTGCGGGCCGAGATATGATAAGTTCCGATAATAGGCCAAAATGGAAACATATCGGTAGGAAGTCTAACTGGATTTACCCCGCCTACCTTCAGGACGGCGATGGAGAGAGTATCGCTGATTTAATTAGAGAGGCCCAGTCCGTTATTTTAGTAGAAAGCGTAGGAGATTTGCTTGCGCTACATGAAGATGGCATAAGAAATGTATTAGTTACGTTTGGCCTGGACGTCTCCCCTGCTTTAATTTGTTTTCTTTCTGCGATTGAGTTAAATGAAATTGTTTTGTCGTTTAATAATGATAGCAATAAGGAAGATAATCGCGGCTTAAATGCTTCAGTAAAAAATTATCTTAAATTATTAGGGCACTTCGACCAGCATGTCTTAAAGATTTGCTTGCCTACTAAAAACGATTTTGGAGATATGGACGCTGATGACTTTGCTATCTGGAAGAGGAAGCTTAATGACCTAGATCAGCTTGCTCAAAAATTTCACATTATTTCTCAGGCGAAACTTTTATTTAAAAAAGGGAAGCTATCTAAAAATATTATGAAAAACCTTAATTATATCAATGATTGATGATAAACTAACTCCGCTTTCTGCTAGCAGAATTAAGACGGCACAGAATTGTAGTTGGACATATTTTTGTAAATATGTATTAAAACTCCCAGAGTCGACCAATGAAGGGGCGTCTAAAGGCTGGATTTGTCATTTGGTTTTTGAACTACTTGGGGACGACCGACACAAGAAGCATCTTAAAAAAGCTTTAAAAAGCGGCTCTGTTTACACGTCTGACAGCCTTAAACGTCTAGTAGAAATCCATGCAGATAAACTTGGGGTGAATTACGAGGGAGCTCTAGTGGACATGGATGAAATGATGCTTAAGGGTCTCGAGTTTGATTTTTTTGGAGACAGAAAAGAGAAACCTAAAGAAGCAATCTCGGAGCAGGATTTTGATCTTGTTGTTGATGAGGGAGATAAGAGATATAGAATTAAAGGTTTTATAGATAAGTTATTTCTTTATAAGGATAGTGCGACTATTAGAGATTTTAAAACCAGTAAGCAGGTTTTTAAAGGTAAGGATGCGACAGACAACCTACAAGACTTGATGTATTCTTTAGCCGTGAAAAAGATGTATCCACACTGCAAGACTCGCAATTCTGAGTTTTTGTTTTTAAGATTTCCACTTGGAGAGGACCTCCTAGGAAAGCCTCAAAAAGGTTTTCTGAGGATGGAGACGATTTCAGATGAAGAGCTGGAAGGGTTTGAGTATCACCTCACAGAGCTTTCTAAATATTTAAATGACTTTTCAGAAGAAAAAGCTAGGTCTAATTTTGCAGCGACAAAACCCTACCCCTCAGATGGGTCTTTTGGAGGGCCGCTCTCTTGCGGAAGAGAGGGATTTAAAAAATATAGAGGAGAGCCCCTTCTGGACGAGAATGGAGACAAGGTGCCAGCTTTTATCTGCCCATTTAGAAGGCCAATGTCTTATTATGTTTTACTAAATCAGGACGGGGAGGTTAAAAAAGGCGCTTTTTTAGACAACTCCAAATCCCTAGAGAGCATGAAAGAGGATGGAGATACGATAGAGGTAAGAGACTATGGGGGGTGCCCTCATTGGAATAAAAAGGATGAGTTTGACCTTTAAATCAGTCGGGGTACTCATTGAATGCAGCGGAGCGTTTTTATTATGTAAAAGAGCGCCAAACGCTGCAGTTTATCCTAATTTTTGGTCAGTTCCCGCAGGCCATATAGAAAAAGGAGAATCCCCCCAGCTAGCTGCGCTTCGGGAATTATACGAAGAGACCCGTATAGATTTAAGCACTCAACAATTAAAACTTATCTCTAATATTAATAATTTTGGACTATATTACTACAAATCACCCCTTATGTACTATCCAGTGCTAGACATAGAGCACGTAGGATATGCCTATTTTACCAAGCCTGAATTAATAAAGCTCAAACCCATAGACGCCAACCTACTTTCCGACATAAAAAAACTTATTGACTAACAAGCAAAAGTTTGGTATTCTATAAAAATGATTCCTTTATTTAAATCCCATTATTCAATCGGTCGCAGTATTCTTACGCTTGAACAAGACACGGATCGGAGTATTCTTTCCCTAGCTCGAGACGCCGAGCTAGAAGAGGTTGTTTTAGTTGAAGATTCTTTAATTGGTTTTTTAGAAGCCAGGAAAGCTTTTGATGAAGAGGGGAGAAAACTTAGGTTTGGTTTAAGGGTGGAGATTTCCAACAATCCAACCCAATCAGAAGATTGCAAGCATAAGATTATTGTCTTTGCAAAAAACTCGATGGGCTGTCAAAAGCTAAACCTAATATACTCTAATGCATTTGTAGAAACGGGCGGCGTTTTGGATGAGAATTTTCTTAGAGAGGTTTGGTCGGACGATGACTTGAAGCTAGCAATCCCCTTTTATGATTCTTTTATTTTTAATAACACGATGCACTTTTCTACTTGTACTCCCGATTTCTCATTTACATCTCCTGTGTTTTTGATTGAGGACAATAACTTGCCATTTGACCGATTAGTAAAAGAGGAGATTGAATCTTATTGCTCTAAAAATAAATATACCACTCAACAAGCAAAAAGCATTTACTACCCGACAGAAAAGGACTTTTCGGCATACCAGTCCTACAAATGCATCTGCAATCGCGGGTTTAAGTCCAGAACTTTAGATTGCCCTAATTTCGACCATCAAGGCAGCGATCAATTTTCTTTTGAAAGCTGGAGAAAAGAGGTGGTTACTTAAGGTCGTCCAGCTTTTTTAGGGTTTCGTCTTTTATGGTGTCGATTTTTTTATGTATCATATATACGTCTTGCCTCCGAGCCTCTAAAACATTTTCTGCCTTGCTCCAATAATAATGCATTTCTTCTTTTAGTTCTTTTTTTGTGCTATCGACATATAATCTATCTGCTCGAGATTCCTCTCTTAATTCTTTTTTGGTTTGATCTATTGCCACCTTTAGCTCATCATCCTTATGCCTCTCTTCGGACTTAAAAGCGTCTAGAGACTTTCTTAATCCAAATATTTCAGACCTGACAAACTCCATTCCCTTTTCAGCTGTGACTTCTGCCTGTTTAATATCATTCATTAAGGATTTAATAACGAATGCCACAGAGCCAGTAACGAAAGCCCCACAAATACAGATTGCTACGGCGGTAATGATACTAATTTCGTTCATATATAGATATTTACACAATTTTATTGACTGCCAAGAGAGAATATAGTAAAATACCAAAGATGAAAGAACAATTGCTTAGATTTAATAATAAACAAAAATATATGGTATTTGATTTTGAGACCTGCAGCCTCAATCTATGTAGAAAGAACAACAAGCCTTGGCAATTGGGGTTTATTTTATGCGAAGGAGACAAAGTAAAAAAAGAATATGATTTTTTAATTAAGTGGGACAACCTAGAGGTCTCGGCAGATGCGGCGAAAATTACAGGATTTAATAGAAAAAAATACGACAAGGAGGCGGTTGAGCCAGAAAAAGTACTGGAATTCATGGAAAGATACCTTTATGACCCAGCCTATATTAAGCTCGGGCACAATCTGCTAGGCTTTGATGTCTATATTCATTCTATTTTTCGTAGAGCCTTAGGCAAGAAGCCAGATTATTCATACCTAAACAATCTGATTGATACCTTATGCATAGCGAAGGCTATTCACAAAGACATTAAACCGCCCAAGGATAAGCTTTTGTCTTGGCAGTACAAGCTAACTTCATTTAGACAAAGAGGAATGAAGGCCAGCATTACCGCTTTATGTAAATCTTACGATCTTAAATTTGACCAAAGGAAATTGCACGATGCGATTTACGATGTAAAAATGAACTATCAAATATTTCGTAGGCAGATATGGGAGGTAGAGATATGAGTTTCTTTGAAGGCTTTACTCATTATGAAGGCGCTTGCCCTCCTGGCGTTAGGCTTCCAGAGATCAAAATAGAAGACAGGTTTTACGAAAGGCTCGGCGTGGAATCTACGATTTCTAACTTTGATTTCTTGAAAAGGCTTTGCTGGGAAGGAATAAAGAAGCGGGGTATTAATAATTTTAAAAACAAAGAGTCTTATTACGAGAGAGCAAAGCAAGAGCTAGACATCCTAGATGACCTCGGTTTTGTAGACTACATACTATTAAACTGGGATGTACATAATTTTTGCGGGGAAAACGACATCCCTACGGGGCCAGGGAGAGGCTCGGCCGCAGGATCTTTGGTATTATATTTAATTGAAGTCACTAATATTGATCCAGTAAAATATGATTTATATTTCGAAAGATTCGTAAGCAAAAGCAGGGCAAGAAAAATAGAAGGAGACGGAGTAACCTATCTTGACGGGTCGCTTCTAGCAGATATCGACAATGACATTTCTTATGAGCGCAGGCAGGAGGTAGTTTCTTTTATTGAGCGCAGGTATCCAGCAAGGACTTGTAATATTTTAACCCTAAATACGTTAAGCAGCAAACTTTGCATTAAAGAGTGCGGCAAGATCGTGGGGAACTACTCGGAACAAGACGTAAACATTGTGAGCGATTATATTCCTAAAAAATTTGGTAAAGTTGCGCCCCTCGACGAAGCAAACGAAGAGAGCGAGAAGTTTCAGGATTGGGTAACAGATAATCCCGCCACCTTCAAAGTAGCGAAGAAGCTTGAGGGGCTAAATAAGAATACAGGAGTACACCCCTCAGGCATTGCTATTTCATTTCAAAAATTAGAAGAAATTTGTCCGCTACAAAGCACGAACGACGGCGGTCTAGTTAGCGGCTACGACATGAACTGGGTTGCGGAACTCATGGTTAAATTTGATATATTAGGCTTAAGAACTTTAAGCGTGATCTATGATGTCTGTAACACTCTTGATTTAGACGTAGACTCTATTTCTGTTGAGAAGAAGGAGGTTTTTAAGCCCTTGAGGGATGGACTAAGATGCCCGCATGGGCTTTTCCAGATAGAAGCAGATACAAATTTTAAAGTTTGTCGGAAAGTTAAGCCCAACAACCTAGAAATGCTGAGCGCAGTAGTAGCAATCGGAAGGCCAGGAGCACTAGACTTTATGGATAGCTTCGTAAAATTCGCTTCTACTGGAGAGTCCCAAAGCGTGCATCCATTTTTTGACGACATTCTCTCGTATACAGGGGGGATTCCTCTTTATCAAGAGCAATTAATGAAAATGGCGGTAAAAGTTGGCTTCAGCCTCGATGAAGCGGAACAACTTAGGCGTATTGTTGGGAAGAAAAAGGTGGAAGAGATGTCTACATGGAAAAGCAAAATCGAACAAAAGATTATAGAAAATAATTTCCCTCATGAGGCTGGAGAGGTACTATGGAAAGTAGCAGAGGATAGCGCTAATTACTCTTTTAATAAAAGTCACTCCATATCATATGCCACTTTAGCGGCGTGGACGACCTATTTAAAGTTCAAATATCCATTACAATTTTTTCAGTCATTATTAAAAATGACCAAGTTTGAGCCTTCTCCATATGACGAGATATGCAAGATCTCTCAAGAGCTGCCTTATTTTGACATTAAACTTTTACCTCCAGACTTAATCAAGTCCGATATGGATTTTACTATTGAAGGCAAAAATATAAGATATGGGCTGAATAGCATAAAAGGTATTAGCGAAAAATCATTACAAAACTTAAAAGATTTTAGGGATTCTGAGAGGTCAAATAAATATGATATATTTTTAACAGCCAAGAGCGCGGGCTTAAACATAGGAACCTTGTCTGCCTTAATTCAAGCAGGAGCGATGTCTTCGTGTTCGAACGGGAGCAGGTCATTGCTGGTATTAGAAGCGCAGGCTTTTAATATTTTAACTGACCGAGAGAAACGTAATTTTGTAGAAATGGGAGAAAAGAAAAACTACCAACTACTTGATTGCATAGCAGAAACACAGAGGACAAAGATGCTCGGAGACGACGGAAGAATATTAATGCCAGAAAAAAGATTTGGGACATTCAAGAAGAAGTATGGGGCTTATAAAAAGATTTATTTGCAAAATAAGAGCCACGAACAGTTCGCTAATTGGTATTTTGAGAGAAAGCTTTTAGGTTACAGTTATACATATAAACTGACAGAAGTATTTAGAGATGCAGATGTAAATAATTTATTATATGCTACAGAGATGGAAGAAAGAGATAGGGGAAAATTTATTGGAGTAGTGCAGGATGTTATTAAACGCAGGAGCCGCAATGGCAATGACTACATTAGGTTTACGGTTTCAGACGAAACGGCAACAACCGATGGCCTGCTTTTAAATGGGAGAAGCCAGGTTAATGGGAGATGGCAGCAAAACAATAGGGTAGACCGCTTTTTAGAAAAGAATAAGCTCCCCAAAAAGGATAGTATTGTCGTTTTTACAGCGAGAAAGGGCGATGACATTTTATTCTTAGATAATATATCAGTAATAGACGAACAAATCTACATGAAACTTGGAGATATTAAATAGTGTAAATACATACAATATGGAGACAGTACCTAATTTTACGCCTCGGGCGCAAGAAGCCATTGAAATAGCAAAAGAGACAGCAAAAGAAAGCTCTAGTAGTGTTATAGACATTAATCATTTAGCCTATGGCGTACTCGCAATAAAAGCAGAAGCGATTGCAAGAATCCTGAAGAAATCTCAAATAGATGAGGGTTCGCTAGAGACTTATGTCTTATCTTTAATTGAGGCGAATAAAAATTTTCCACAACAAGAGGCGGATACTTTCGCTTTTTCTCATTCAGCCAAGCAATCTCTATCCATTGCTGCGGCCTGCGCAGAAAAGCTTGGGCACGGGTACATAGGCCTAGAGCATTTATTTTTAGCGCTCTCCCAGTACACTGAGTCGCCAATCAATGTGTATGCCGTCGAAACAGGCATTGACCCCAAGCTTATCGCCGCCGCAATGAAAAGGCACTTTTCTGATTTAGATTCAGAAACAATGGAGTCGCCATATATGGGCGCAAGAGAAGATCCCCTAGAGAGCCTGCCTGAGCCTGGCGCACGAGTAGAGTATCTACCTAAATTTGCTGTTAATTTTAATGAATTAGTGGTTAATAAAAAAATAGATAAAGTTGTAGGGAGGACTGAGGAAATTAGAGAAACTTGCGAGATTTTATGCCAGAAAAAGAAAAACAATCCTATTCTAATTGGAGATCCAGGAGTAGGCAAGACCGCTATAGTAGAGGGCTTAGCGGCACAAATCGTTCAAGGAGAGGCCCCAGAATATTTATTAAATAAAATTATTTATGGGCTAGATCTGGGGATGCTTATAGCGGGTACGAAATACAGAGGCCAGTTTGAGGAACGCTTAAAAAAGATCATTAAAGAGGTCTCGCAAGTAGACCATGTCATTTTATTTATTGATGAAATTCATACTATTGTTGGCGCTGGAAGCGCAGAGGGCACTATGGATGCTGCAAACATGTTCAAGCCAGCCCTAGCGAGGGGAGAGCTTGTTTGTATTGGAGCGACCACGCATGAGGAACACAAAAAAACAATAGCTAAAGACGGGGCTTTGGACAGGCGCTTCCAAGCAGTTAAAATCGAGGAGCCATCAAAAAAAGAAGCTTTAGAAATATTAAAAGGGATCAAGCAACACTACGAAGATTTTCATGGGGTTAAATATAGCGACCGAGCGCTAGAACTCTGCGTTAACCTGTCGGACAAGTACATGGGAGGCAAGAACTTCCCCGACAAGGCCATTGACCTACTGGACCAAGCTGGAGCTAAGACTAAGATTCTTCATTATCAACGACCCCAAAGCGCAAAAGATATTGAGGCGGAGATAGAGGTGCTAATGATGGAGGAGGATGAAAATCCCAATAATGAGGCCATCAAGGAGAAACAGCAGGATTTATTCGAAAGTTATCAAGAGATACTTATAGAATGGGCGAACAAAAAAGAACTGGCTAAAATAATAGTTAAAGAGAATGCTGTATTTGAAGCTGTTTCACAAAAGGCTAAAGTGCCACTGCAGTCTTTATATAATGCGTCCAAAGAGAGATTTCATAGCCTGAACAAGCGGCTAAGAAAGATTATTATCGGGCAGGACGAAGTATTAGATAAAGTATATAACTGCCTATTAAGAGGCCACACTCCCTTAAAACAAAAAAACAAACCCTTTGGAGCGTTTCTTTGCTTAGGGACAAGTGGGGTAGGAAAGACTTTTTTGGCTAAAACCTTAGCGCGGGAAGTCTTTGGGGGAGACAGTAAGCTAATTCAATTAGACATGTCAGAGTATTCTGAAAAAATCTCTGCAACTCGCATGGTGGGAGCTTCCCCAGGGTATATTGGCTATGAAGAGGGAGGCCAACTCACAGAAAAAGTTAAGAAGAATCCTTATTCTGTTATTTTATTCGACGAAATAGAAAAGGCCGACCCTAGCGTCTGTCAGATGTTACTACAAATTCTAGAAGAAGGAAAGTTGACTGATAATTTTGGGAGGGAAACTAGTTTTGCAAATTGCATCATTATTCTTACTGGTAACATTGGAGCTAGCGCAGCAAAGGGAGTGAAAAACATGGGCTTCCTCGATGCAGGTACCGACACTAAAGACTTAGTAATGAAAGAAGTAAAGTCATTTTTTAAACCAGAGTTCATCAACAGGCTCGATGAGATTATTGTTTTTAATACATTTGAAGAAAAACATATTAAACAGATTCTAGGGATTGAGATAGAGAAGCTTAAAGCTCGCTTGCTTGAATCAGAGATTAAATTAAAGGTGATGCCCAAAGCGCTTTCTTTACTAAGCCAGGAAGCTCTTGAAAAGAAAGATGGAGCAAGGCCCATCAAAAGGCTAATTGAAGACAGAATAGAAAAGGCCCTAGCCCCTCTTTTATTGTCAAAGGATAAAAATTTTGAGATTTACGTTAAAAACAATATTATTGTGGCAAAAAAGGCCAATGAGCGAAAGGCAAAAAAAATATCTGACTAGCAAAAAAGGCAAAGAGGCTCAGGCTCGCGCCCGAAAGAAATATGACGATGCGGATTTAGACCGTAGGCGCAAACAAAAACGGGAGTACATGAGAAGAAAGCGAGCCGAAGACCCGAATTACTGCAAGTGGAAGAAATAATAATTTTATTACTGCTCCTACATGCTTGTTGTATCATACTGCTGTTATGGAGAAGAGATCGGTCGATTTTAAATAAGAAATTTAAAAAGCTACAGTCTCAAAAGAAAAGCTCTGAAATTAGAACGGGACAGATAGCCGAGCACTTCACTCCCTTATTAAAAGATTTTAAATACAACCACAAACAGGCCAGATTTTTAGCAACCCCGATTGACTTTGTTATTTTCGAGGATGATGAAATAATATTTATGGAAGTCAAAACAGGGAATTCCCAACTAACAGCTACTCAACGCAAAGTGCGAGACCTAATTAAAGAGAAAAAGGTAAAATGGGAGGTCTTAAGAATAAAATAGCTTGACCTTTGGCGAGATTTATGCTACTGTATTAGCATAATGAATTTACTAAATAAAACAAAGACCTACCTCGTAGGCCACATGCAATACTTGAGTGGGCGAAATTGGAGGGATTCTGTTGCTGAGCAACTTGGGACTTTGAACATTACGTGTTTTGATCCTTATAAAAAGCCTTTTATTAAAGATGTAGAAGAGGACGAGGCTACTCGCCAAGAAATGGATGTTTGGATGAAGACTAAGCAATACGACAGGGTTACTGAGCGAATGAAGACAATTAGGTCATATGATTTAAATTTAGTAGACCGCTCCGATTTCATTATAGCTCATTTGGTTCCTGATGTCGCAAGCTGGGGAAGTGCTGAAGAAATCGTAACAGCGGTGCGGATGAAAAAACCCGTGTTTGTTAGCATGGAGGGCGGCAAGCAAAAGACTCCGTTATGGATGCTCGGAATGTTCCCTCATAAATATATTTATAATTCGCTTGACGAAATCATCGAAATGCTGTATGCTATAGATAGTGGCAGTAAGGAGATTGATTCTGACCGCTGGAGATTATTAAGGAAAGAGTTTAGATAATGGAAGACGTTATAATTTATATAACCACCACGGTTTTAGCGTATTGGGCACTTTTTATAAAGAAATCATGAGTAATAGTAAAGCAAAATATATCCGTAAACTTATGGGCTTCAACGGCGGAGACCCAATTGTAAAGCGTAAATTTAAAGCAATAAAGAAAGAGTATTCTTCTTTAAATGAACTCGACAAAGAAAAATTTTTAAACAATATTAAGCAATTATTTGACGCTGGAGTAGGCGTTTAACTTAAAACAAAGGAAAAAAATGAGCGAAGAGAAAAAGAACGACTGGAGCAAACGTGAACTGGGCGCTTTGTGGAAGAGACAGGGTAAGAGCCAAAACTACCTTTCTGGTTTTGTTAAGGTAGGAGAATTTGGCGTTGAGCAAGAGGTAAGGCTTGTTATTTTTACAAATAAAAATAAAGCTAAAAACCCAAAGGCTCCAGACTTCGTGATTTACCAGTCTGAAGACAGGGATCAAGCAAGCCCAGAAGCAGCCAAGGAAGTAGCTCCCACTGCTGATAGTTCTGCCCAAGAGACAGACGAAGTACCAGAATTACTTAGATAAGTGTATTTGATTCATCATGAATCTTGATTATGCATTAGTAACAGATAGTTCGCTACCTGAAGAAGTAAAAGGTAGCGTAAACTATGTCTCTCTTGATAAGGATCAGTGGTTAGACTTGGTTGACTACACGGCTGATATTGTAAACGAAGATGATACGCAGAAAGTTTTATTCTTGATCTGCGCAAGGGGAACCCCTGAACAGGAAGAAGCGGATCGTTTACGCAAAGAAGAACAAGCCAAGGAAGAAGCAGATCTGCATAGTAAATTAAGAGACTTAGAAAGAGAGACGGAATCTTACTCTCAAGAGGCGATAGATAGAGAAAGAAGAAGAGAGGAATTATTGCAAGAATTATCCCAGCTATCTTCTGAAAACGAAGCCTTAATTGATGCAGCTGCAGAGCGTGAGCGCCTTAGGGCCGAAAGAGAAGAAGAGACTGCGGAGCGCAAGCAAAGACTCAGGAGTAAATCTAAGTCTATTTTTAATGCCCTCTACGGTCAATAATGAATGTATCTAACATTGTCAAAAGGGGCTTGGGTTACGAGATTGAATTATCCAAAACAGTTAAGCTCCTAGGTTTTTTTAGTTTCATTATTAAAACTAAGTTCTTCTGCACAGAGCAAGGCTGTGTCGATTGCGAAAATTATCGTCCAGTAAGAGACAAAAAAATTATAGAAATACTGCAACTAGTATATAATAACAAGAGGAAAAGAGAAGATGTATGAATATGGCTTGAAATTAGATAGGGTCGTTGACGGGGATACCGTTGATGGATTAATTGATCTTGGCTTTGGAATATCTGTTAAAAAACGAATTAGGCTTCTAGGGATCAATGCCCCCGAGACAAGGTTGCAAAGAAAAATCAAAGATGAAGCAAAGCGTATGGCAGAGAAAGAACTTGGCCTTCGGGCAAAAGATAAGCTAGCGGAGTTATTGCACAACAAGGACATCATCATACAAACCAAACTGGACAAAACAGGAAAATTTGGAAGGGTATTGGGCACATTGATAGTCGTCGAACACAACAGCAAGCTAAATATTAATGATTTTTTATTATTAAAAGGATATGTTAGAAAATACGAAACCTGAGCTAGACTCTAGGCTTGAGGTAGCCTTTTCTTATCTCAAACGATTTTGCGAACAAAATAATAAAATTCTTACCCGAAAGTTTGTAAAAACGGAGGCTGGAAATATTGTTTTAATTTGTAGCTCAGACAACGGAGCTTATGCGAGCGTAGGGATCGATAGAAAAAATGATTCATTAAAGGTTTTTATGCAAGACCAGAAGGTAAAAAGATGGGCACAACTAGAGGGATTTACCGAAGAAGAGATGTACGAAAAGCTTGAGGCTGAATTAATTGTAGAAGTCTCTCTTCTAGAGTTAGCAAGGGCGCTAATTGCCTAATGGCCAAAGTAGAACTAATCACTACCTGCGTAGGGAGGGCCTCTTTTTTAAAAGAAACGCTCCCTCATAACAAACTAAAAGTAGACAATGTAGTTGTTGTTACTACCCCTACTGATTACGAGACGCAAAAAATCTGCCGAGAGGAGGAAGTCGAATGCGTGGAGACAGATCTTTTTTATCGCTATAATGCGCCCTTCGACAAAGGGAGGGCAATGAACGAAGGGGTAAGCAAGCTAGCTCACAATGATTGGGTTCTATTCTCGGATTGCGATGTCTTACTTCTCCCTGCGCATAAAGACTTTTTTAGAAACAAAGATCTTGATAAAGAAAATTTATATGGGTGCAGAAGGATTATTATTGAGGGGCGCGCCCAATATATGGATTTTATCAAAGCGATAGCCTTTAATCCGACTACATTAAATATAAATTCACTTGTAAATGATGACGACAAAGAAGTTGGCGTAGGATTCTTTCAGTTTTTTAACATGAAATCCAAAGTCATTGAGGGGGTTTTAGGAAGAGAAATTTATTTAGACAATAAAACCTATAAAGCCTTAATAGATACTTACGTCAAGGACGAGGCGTATCCTAAAATCATAAAATACCAAGGGCAAATTCACCCCTGTTTTCCAACAGCGGGCGGTTCAGATAGTCAATTTAGACATTTTTTTATAGAACAGAACTTAATGGTTGGGCTAAATATACCAGTTATCCATTTAGGCGTAGTTGGCTCTGGGCATAAAGGCAAATCAAGAAATTTTGAATAAAAGTGTAATTATGAATATGTTAAACAGAAATAAAAGACTACAAAACAAATCCAATGGCCCGTGGGGCATGAAAGAGTTTGACGTTTCTTATCGCAAGCTTGGAGATCGAGTCGAAAGACAGAGATTTATTAGTGCGCCTACCGAGGAATCGGCTTTGACCCAGTTTGAATTTATTATGAAAAAGGCTGGCATAGAAGTGGAAATTTTAGGCACAGAAGAAATACAAGATTAATACTAGAATAACTCTTTTTTAAACTGAATATCTGTTGTGAGTAAAGATTCAGTAATAGTGGTCTATATCCCCGACAAAGGGAATTTCCTTGAGCAGTTTTACGGCCTGTACTATAGCGCAGTCTTTAAAACTGAGCTTTATAAAAAGTTTGACTTTTTAGTTTGTGGCCCCTCGTCTATTAAAAAGTCCATCCCCAAAGAGCATTGTATTTTTGTGGAGTTGCCAGAGATATCGCAGTTAACTCACTTTAAATACGTTTATTCTGGCAATTCTTATGGTTACGCAGATTCATTTGCTCCTTTTGTGGACGGCGAATGTATAGATATATTATTAAATTATAAATATTGCCTAAGGCTGGACGTGGACACCTTTTTATGTAATGGCATTTTAAATGCAAATGTTGGAGAAAAAGATATTATTACAGGAACTGCAGCATACGCCAGCGAAACGGCCCGCAAGAAGTTGCCCGTAATTATAAATAAGCTCGGGCTTCCCGACCAAAACATAGCCAATATAGGTTCCACTTGGTTTTCTACTACCGAGAACATGATTCGGCAAGGGGCAAGAACCCTAGATTATGTTGGCTATTTTTTGCAGAATGAGTTTGAAAAACACGAAGGGAAGTGGCCGCAATGGTACGCTGGAGTGATATTGTTATACGCGGGTCATGTTGCGATTAATTCTAGCCAGCTTAACATAAAAAAGACGGATAAATTTGATTATTACTCCACCTCTCAAAATGACGCCAGGGATTATTATACAATACATTGCTGGCATACAGAAAAGTTTTTTAGTAAATTCGCCTTCGCAGGAGGCAAATATAAAGACAGAGAATCAGTCGGGGACTCATTTCAATGCGACGAATATTCTTTTGGCTGCGCATCAAATGGACGAGAAATGCTTTATGAAAATAGATGATATTTGTGTATTAATTTTAGGCGGGTCGAGGTTTAGGGATTCTCGAATAAAAGCCGTGAGAGAGACGTGGCTAGCCAATTTCAACAATTACTTTATCAGCTGTGACGCACCGCTAGACAAAGACCTCAATCGCGCTGTGGGTGTAACGGGAGATTTTATATTCACTACAGATCATAGTGACTGCCATAGTTGCCCGCCAAAGATCTTTAGGGGCCTTGAGCATGTCGTCGCAAACGCTAACGACTGTCCTTGGCTTTTTATTGGAGATGATGATACATTTGTCAACACGGTCAACTTAATTGCTTTTACTAAAATGCTGGAGGTCACGGATGATAAGATGTACGGCAAGGATATGACAGGCAATTATCCCTATAATGGCGGACAGATAAAATACTTATCGGGAGGCGGAGGCACACTTATGCCAATGCACGTAGCAAAAAAAATGATAAAAAGGGCTAAAGAGGAGGATTGGTTTGAATGGCTGTGCCTGCCTCGCCAAATACCCCCCAAGCACGCGAAGGATTATCCTACTGCCGCAGGAGCAGACACAAAGCTCGGATGGCTAGGCAATCAACTAAAGATCACACAAGTGTCCTACCCACATTTATTTTATCCAGAAAGTTATAAGAAATACAAGCATGATCCATCTAATATTCTACAATGCATCACATATCACAGGCAATACGGCAATGCCCAAAGAGAATTAAATGAAATCGTTTTTAAAGACATATCTAAAAACAAACTAAGTCTTGAGCCGCCTGCGCCGAAAAAGGTCATAGAGAGAGCTGCGGTGCAAAATATTGAAAAGGGATTTGGCACTTCTTATTATATAAATACCGAGCTTTTACTTTTGAGAAAAAAGATTGAGAGGTTAGAGAAACAATTAAATAACAAATGAGCTGTTGCGACGAAGATAAATCCTGCGGGGATTGTAAAGATAAGCTACTTAAACTCGAGGAAGAGGTAGTAGTATTAACTCGTGAGCTTAGAGATACCCACAAAAAGGTAAGGTCTCGGTTAGACTTTTTATTAAAAAGGATTCAGGACATTGAAGAGCAACTGACTTCAGAAAAATCTTGACATTTCTTGATACTTGTGTATCATTGTGCCTTTAAATAATTATTATGAAAAATAAATTCGTAAAAATCGGAATCGTAGTTGCAGTTGCCCTTGTTGGGTTTCTGGCATATAACAAGATTAACGCGGCTGAATTGCATGGAAATTTCTCTGCAGCCTACAACTCAGAGTTGGGCTTTCGGGGGGTATCGGCAGATCAGCCAAGCATTCAAACTTCCTTTGGGACAACGCTTTCACTAGCAGGTTTTCAAGTGGGGGTCGATGGAGCAGTCAATACAAAAGATGGCGCAGATGAGGTCCAATTGGGGGCGAGTACGGGCCTGGAGCTTATTGATGGAGTCACGACTTCCGTAGGGGTCGTTAACTATACAGATAATCATGTATTGGGAAATGACACAGAATTCTACGTTGAACTTGGGGCGGAGATTATTTTAGACGCCACGGCTAGAGTCTATTATAATCCTGACGAGTCAATTACGACTGTAGAGGCTTCGTTAAGCAAGCAATTAGAAGTCTGGGAAGGTTACGGCTTGGGCTTGGCGGCAAGCGCAGGGAATACTGAATACCAAGACGAAAGGGTTACGTATTACGGCGCAGACGCATTACTAACTAAGGCAATTAATGATAAGACCTTGCTTTTTGTAGGCGTAGACTTAACTGATCTTAAAGACGTTGCTAATGTCGATGAAGTAGTTTCGGTATTTGGAGGGCTAAGGCATACGTTTTAATCTCAAATACTTATTATAATAAATAAAAGGGCCCATTTTGGGCCCTTTTTTATTGACTAAATCAAATATATGTAGTATCATTAGTCATGATCAAAAAATTCAAATCCCTTTTTAACTTTCCAAAGACAGAATTCAAGCCTCTACTCCCAGAGGTATTAAAGCAAATTAAAAATTACAAGAAATGCAAATGACTTTTTTTCAAGCGGCGGTAGACCATATTCTCAATAAGTTCGCCCCGCTCACTCTTATAGGATTCATATTGTGGACCAAATTCGGGCTCACAAGTTGGGAAGCTTACGCCATACTGGCCTTCGTACTCTTTATACAACGCTATCATTTTAAACTAGGATATTATTCAAAAGCAATAGAAATGGGGGATATAACATATGAAAAAAAGCCAGAAATGGAAGAATAAATTAAAGAAGCTCGTGATGTATGGGCCTAAAAGAATAACCGATAAAGAAAAGGGATGGAACAAAAGAAACAGCCAACGTGGTGGAAATTAGAACGCTGGTTCGATAGGCATAATCATAAAATGGAGTTCATTAGAACTGTATTTGGAGCAATGACAGTTGTTCTACAAATAGTTATTATCTGTAAAATTTTTAAAAATTAATTATGGCATACGTAAATAAATATGATAGAGGCGGTAAGTGTTCCGTAGAGGGGCATAACGCAGAAAAATCTTTTGTGCAATTAGCAGAAGAAAAATCCTTTGAGGTGACCCCAGCCACACGCAAGGCAAATATGTTCTCCCACATTGATTTTATATTAAAAAAGCCCATTAAGGGAGAACCCGATCAACTAACATTAAAGGTGGACGTTAAGGCTCGCAAGCGAACCAGCAGAAAGGATAAGAAGTTTAATGATGACTGGATTTGGCTAGAGTTCCGCAATGTCCAAGGCAAAAACGGATGGCTAACTGGCGAGTCTACTCACATAGCGTTTGAAAGGGCCAATGAATTTGTAGTAGTTCCACGAGAAAATCTTTTTAATTGGTCAAAAAAAGCTATTGCCGAGCGCAACGGCGGAGAGATGACTATAAAATGCAAAGCTAAAAATGCCAGAGATGCAAGGTACAAATATTATACCCGCTGGGAGAGAGATGATCTTTTGACGCAAGTCTCATATGAAGACATGGTAAAGCAAGTAAATGGCATAGAAATTTGGTCGAAATATACATAAGATATATTACATGAAGTTTCCTATTAAAAATTCACATAAGTTAAGCCCAAAAGGCTGGGGCCGTGAAGTTCATATTCACAACGATCAAGATTATTGCGGAAAACTTTTAGAACTAAAGGAGGGAGGTCAATGTAGTCTCCATTTTCACATTAATAAGCAGGAGACCTTTTATATTTTAAAGGGGAGGGTCGAGCTCACGTTATTTTTTGACCTAGAAGAGAAGGTGGTGATTCTAAGTAAAGGAGAGTCTATTGATGTGCCTCGTTTTCTTGCTCACTCCTTCAAGGGGTTAGAAACTTCTACTATTTTAGAAATTAGCACCTTTGACGAAGAAAGTGATTCAGTAAGAATAAAAGCGGGCGACTCGCAACGACAGCAGTGTCTCCCTATTGACGATGATGCCTTCATTAAATGGGAGGAAAAATGCAAAAGAATTAATGGCAAATAGACTAACAGAAAATTCAGCAGTAATATTGGTTTTGTTAGCTTTAGTAATATCTCAAGTTATGACTTTTATTAGAATGCATGAACAAGACAAGGCTATAAACGAGCTATTAAGTGGTCAAGTTTCTTTGTTTCAAATAATCAGACTACAAACTGAATTAGAAGAATTAAGACTCAAGTCTATTAATGAGTTGCCCCCGTATCGTAGAGATATAGAGACTTGATCTTATGACCCCAACGGTTTTAGTGACGGGCTCGGGAGGCTTGATTGGATCGGAAAGCTGTGCGTTTTTCGGAAAGCGGGGGTATAAAATAATAGGTATAGACAACGATATGCGTTCTTATTTTTTTGGCAAAAGCGCAACAACAAAAAAAACATGTAATGCTTTAAGAAACAATAAACATATAGACTATGTGCATTATTCGGCAGACATTAGGAATATTAAAAAACTTAAAAAAATCTTTAAGCGTCATACTTTTGACTTAATTATTCATACTGCCGCGCAACCTTCCCATGATTGGGCGGCAAAAGAGCCGTTTACAGACTACTCCATCAATAGCACTGCGACCCTTTATTTGTTGGAGTGCATGCGAGAACATTGTCCTGAAGCGACTTTTATATTCACAAGCACCAACAAAGTTTACGGAGACAATCCAAATCGCCTTCCCCTTATAGAGAAAGAATTAAGATGGGAAATAGAAGAGGGGCATCAATTTAAAGAGGGTATAGATGAGTCCATGTCGATAGATGCCAGTATGCATAGTATTTTTGGCGCAAATAAGCTTGCTGCAGACATCTTGGTTCAAGAGTATGGGAAATATTTTAATTTAAATACTGCCTGCTTTAGAGGTGGGTGCCTAACAGGAAAACAACATTCAGGGGCAGAACTGCATGGATTTCTTTCGTATTTAATTAAAGCCGCGAAGCAAAGCATTCCCTATACAATCTTTGGACACAAAGGAAAGCAGGTTAGAGACAATATTCACTCTTTTGATTTAGTCAATGCATTTTGGCACTTTCATCAAAACCCGAAACAAGGAGAAGTTTATAACATAGGTGGATCAAGGCACTCTTGTATCTCAATGCTAGAGGCAATTAAATATATAGAAAACTATTTAAATATTAAAGTGAATTACTCAATTAGCGATCAAAAAAGAAAAGGGGATCATATTTGGTACATAAGTGATGTATCAAAATTCAAAAACGACTTTCCTCGGTGGAAATACATGTACACAATAGAAGATATTCTAAAAGAGATGCTTGAAAATTAAAGAACGCTAGCTTTGCGGGGCTAAAAGATTAAGTTTATTATGAAATTAAAGATTAAAAAACTCAGCGAGGATGCGGTTTGTCCTTTTTATGCCAAATATGGAGACGCGGGGCTGGATTTGGTAGCGACATCTAAACAAAATAATGGTCATTATGTAGAATATGGGACGAGTTTGGCGGTGGAGATACCCGAAGGCTACGCAGGCTTTCTTTTTCCTCGCTCTAGCATATCGAACACAGGGCATATGCTTGTAAATTCCGTGGGGATTATAGATAGTGGCTATAGGGGAGAGATTAAGGCTAGGTTTAGCTGGACTAAAAATAATTCATATAAAGTGGGAGATAAGGTAGCGCAATTAGTAATTTTAAAATTACCTTCGGTAGATATAGAGGAAGTCGCTGAATTAGATGCGTCGGAGCGTGACGAGGGAGGCTTTGGGAGCACAACCGATGAAATGCCTCGTAGGGTTTGGAGAAATTGATTGACATATAAATGTTTTTCTGGTATCATCATTGCATGATTAATAAATTACTTAATAAATTCAAGTCACGCTACCTTTTGGTCTACCGCAAGGAAGACGGCAAGGTTAAAAGCTACGAAATTACACGGCCATCCCTAAAGGATTCTATCTCAAATAAAGCAGAACATCGCAACAATGTTGGATTCAAGGCTTTTTGTTTTGCCAGAGAACAAGTGCGTAACTTTCGGCACGACAGGGTAGTCTCAATCACCAAGCTATAGGGTTGAGATGCTGGAAATAGTATTTAGTAGTTTTTGGACTTGGCTCGGCTCAATACTAATGATATTGGCGGTAGGGTTTAGTTTATCAATTCCTATTTATTGGTTTTCTTATCTCCGTAAGATTATTTACCTACAGGGGCTACAAAACAAACATAAATAAAGTTGAACGTAGGATTAAAAATAATTAAATGCTCCCAAGAAGAATTTACAGGAGCCATGTGGGTTGAGATCCACATAGCAAGCATAAATTCCAATCAATTTAATATTGTAGAAAAAGGGAGGTCAATATTCTCTGTATATCCTTATCGCACTATGTACGAAAAAGATACGACTAGGGTTTGGGGCACGTTTAAAAGAGCGCACTTAGCCGACGATTTTGAGAAGTCGAAAGAGATTATCTCCAAATATGGGGAGATAGAACTGGTTTTTCAACAGAATTGTTTTCTAGAAGAGGGCCAATCAATTATTGATGCAAATATTTTCGATAGTATATTAAATGATTAGTTGGTCGAGACTAACCTTTTGGGGCAAGTTAAATTATACATTTTTTTGGACAAATTTATTTATAGCAATTTTTATGGCAACGGAGGGAAGCACGACCTTTATTATTCATTTTTTTGTATCTTTTTTATGTTACATTTCCTGCTTTACTCCAGTTTCCCAAAAATATAATAATTAATATTAAATAAGATAAATGATTAAAGATACTGATATAAAAGTAATTGGCTTATGTGGGGTGGCACAAAGCGGTAAGGATACGTTTTGTAAACACGCGATAAAGCTCTTTGCTGATCAAAACATAAAATGTATGCGGGTAAGTTTTGCCGATGCCCTTAAAGCAGATGTAGACGACTTTTTAATAGATAAGGTTGGAATTAGTGCGTTCACTACTAAACTTGAAGAGAAAACTTTAATCAGAGACTTTCTTGTGGCTTATGGGACAAAGCTAATGCGTAAAATTGATGAGGGCTGTTGGATAAATAAAGCAGAAATTCTTATTAAAGAAAATATAAATAATAATGTTTTATCTATCATTACAGACATTAGGTATCCGAATGAACTTAAGTGGGTGCAGAAAACCTTAAAAGGCAAGTGCCTGCATATTAGCCGAGTAAATAAAGGCGCATATATTGAGCCAGCGAATAGAGAAGAGGCGGAGCATGACCCTATCTTGCTGAAGCTTGCAGATTCCAACTTAAATTGGGCCACGCTTGATGACGAGGATACCCTAGAGTGGATTGTGGGGGACGAATTAAATAGTTTATTACAATTAACGGAAGCTGTTTTATGAAAACAATTAAAGAGTTAAAATACGCAAGGTTTACTTGGGATGAAAAGGCTAAGTCTTTAATTGTGGAGCAACCGCTGGGAAACCGCATAGAGCTTGATAAGACCTACGCCTTTGCTCTAATGAGATTCGTTATTAGGATCGCTCAAAAAAACTTTCTTAAAAACCCCTTGACAAATAAAGAAGTATCTGATACTCTAGAAGAAGGTCTAGAACTAGAAGAAGATGACCCACGACAAACAAAGTTTAATTTTTAATTATTATGGCGACGATTAATACAAAAAAATTTGATGAGTTAAATGTTCAAGATATGAGCAAAAGTGCTTTAGAGGAGACTAAATATATGCTTGAATGCGAACTCGCTTGGGTTCAACAAGAAATGGCGCAGACCTCAGAGAGTCTCATGATCGACAATAATTTAGATGCGTTCAACAAATTTAATCACCTTTTAAAAGAAGTAAATTTTAAGCTAAAAATTCTTAAAGGATGAAGCAGGTTCCTCCCTTAGACTATACAATTGACATAGACAAGGAAAGTCTGATAAATATATGGACAGATAAATGGGTTTTAGAATGGTGCAGGAAATATCACCCCGAAGCGTTTGACGAAGCAAATAAGTTCATTATGGATTACCTTAAAGAAAGCAAGCGCAATGAAATTAAGTGAGCAAGACATATTTAATTTTATTAAATGTACAGAAGAATTAAGTGAACTTTCTGCGCTATTAATACATCAGGTCTGCAATCCAAACAAAAAATTACAAAAGCGCATTACACAGGAAGTAGCGGATGTTTTGTATTGGGTATGGACAATCGCAGAGGGAAGGTTGGACGAGCAAGAAATAAAGGAACAAATAGAAAAGAGGGTAAGGCAGTATGCAGAAGAAGAATAGATTAGTTAAGTGGTGGAATACATCCAAACACTTTATAGGCGGGGGCTTCAATTTATTCTTAATAAAGAATAAAAGCTTAGTAGTAGACGTTTCTTATTCACAGGAGTTTTTTTCATGGATTAATTTATCTCTTGAATGGACTCGCAAACAAGACCACGCAGGTTTAGGTTTTGAGTTTTCACTTCTATGGTTGCATTTTTCTTGTAAAATTCAAGACACAAGAGAGTGGGATTATGGAGCTAACTGCTGGGTGAGAGGGCCAGAGTACGAGCAATCCCACTTCAAATATGAATGGTTTTAATGAGGAGGGAAGAACAAATTGATGCTCTTTATATAGAGCTTGAGAAAATAATTTATCGGTTCGGAGAAGAGTTTGATTTAGAAAGAACCGATGTATTATGGGTCTTACAACTCCTACAAAACCAAGTCGCAGATGTAGGGCTTGATTTTGAATCTGATTTTTGGGATGTAGATGAAGACGAAGATCTCAAATAATCCAATGATAGATAAAGAGGCGATAAAGATAGGAGTAATGATTTTTCTATCATTAATATCCTTATTAATAATTAATTATATGATTAATTTACCATTAAGTTACCCCTCCAAAGAAGACCTTATAGAGATAGAGTTCAAAGATGAAAAAAATTAAACTTCTCGAAAAAATCGTTGAATCAATTTGTTGCGGGATTTTATTTATTATTTTAATTCCTGTTTTTATTTTTCTTTTATTGTCAGGCTTGGCGTTATATGTTTTTGACAAAAAGAACAAAGGATTAGGGCATTAATATTATGAAAAACTGCGGTTCTAACAAATGTAGCCCAAATAATAACGGGCAAAACGGCAAAGGAGATAAGAGCCGTATAACAAGCCTTAATCAATTTCAAAAAAATTACAATAAAATAAAATGGCAAAAACCAAGCGGAAGCCAGTCAAATACGACCACGGAGCCTCGGCAACGATAGGAGCGATCATTATTTATTAATATTAAATGCTATTTGATAATAACAAATTTTTATTAATTGCTGGAACCTGTTCTCTGGAAACTAGAGATATTACATTACGAACTGCTGAAAAAATTGCAGAGACTCAAGATAAATATAAAGATACATTAATATCTGTTTTTAAAGGTTCTTTTGATAAAGCAAATAGAACGTCTAAAAATAGCCAACGAGGAGCGGGAATTGTTAAAGGACTTGCTTGGCTTGCTGAAGTTAAAAATAATTTTAGTTTACCAGTTATTACAGATATTCATAATGCTGAACAAGCAAATCTAGCATCAAGTGTTTGTGATGTATTACAGATCCCTGCTTTTTTATGCCGTCAGACAGACATCTTACTGGCTTGCGCGAAGACGGACAAGGTAATAAATATTAAAAAAGGTCAATTCCTTGCGCCTTCAGATATGCAACACGCAGTTAATAAGGTCTTGTCTGAAAAAAAAGTAGAAACTTGGATAACTGAAAGAGGCACAACATTTGGTTATGGTAATTTAGTGGTTGATATGCGTTCTATACCTATTATGAAAAAAACTGGTTGTCCAGTCATAATAGATGCCTCTCACGGAATACAATTGCCATCTGCAAATGGAGAACAAAGTTCTGGGCAAATAGAGTTTTTACCAATAATTGCTAAATCTGCAATTTCAGCAGGCGCAGATGGTTTATTTTTAGAAACTCATCCGAACCCACAAAAAGCAATTTCCGACAAAGATAGCCAGTTACCACTTAAAAACTTTTCTAGTTTAATAGAAGAATGTATTAGACTTTGGCTATTTACAAAGGGTCGGTTAGTGCTTCAGCCAATGGCAGATTGAAAAATAAAATAATGCCAGAAGAATTTATCTCTAAATATGAATTAATAGATTGCCTAAAGCAATATATCAAAACTGGCTGGACAGAAAGGCAATGCCCTCTACCATGTAGATACGCTAAATACATACAAGTAATTATAAATATACTTACTGCAACCGCATCAATGTCATCAAATCCTCAATTTATAGAATTATTCCAACAAGTGTGTGATGAGCTTGAAATAGATTTAAAAAAATACAAATAATGGCAAAGACCAAGCGAAACATTAAAACCGAAACCTCCACCGCAGGAGTAATTGTATTCTTTTTCTTGTATGGCTTTCTTCTCTGCGCCTACTCCGTTGCGCTGTGTGTTGCCGTCTCCCGATTAGCCTTTTTTTAATTTAGGGCTTGACATTTTTTAAAAAATCCCATTTAATTGTGGGATGATAAAAAAACAAGGCAGACCAGCAGTCTATCATGTGCTTACCTACGAAGAGCTAGGTCAGTATATTGGCGCAAAGGGAATCGTACCTGTTAAAAAAAGTTGGCTAGATTCTCTAGGCTATACTTTTGTATCTGAAGCGCAAGCAGAAAGCGAAGAAGAGCAGGAAGTTCCACAAATAGAATATAAATTAACGGAGTTTAATAATGAGTAATGATATTTTTGAAGGTTTAGTTGGGCAAAGCAATGTTAAGCGCAAACTAGAATTTTATTTAAAGGCGTTTAATAAGACAAGTATTTGTCCTTTTTTAAATTTTGTAGGAGCCAAAGGGTTAGGGAAGACTGAATTTGCCAAGGCTTTTGCGTCTAATCTTACAAATATAGATGGAAGCCCAAGACCATTTCTTGAGCTTAATTGTTCGACCATAAAAAATAATGAAGCATTTTTTGAGCAAATATTCTTGCCCCTTATTGCAAATAACGAAGTCACTATATTGTTTGACGAGGCTCACGCCTTACCCAAAGACCTGACTAATGCTTTCCTTACTATCTTTAATACAGAGAAAAGCCATTTAAAAGAATTTACTTGGGAACAACAAGTATTTAACTTTGATTTCAGTAAGCAGACATTTTTATTTGCAACAACAGAGAGTGATAAATTATTCCCTCCGCTCAAGGACAGGCTTACGACAATCGACTTTGAGCCTTATGAGTATAGCGAGTTAGGCGAAATATTACATGGAAGGATTCCCGATGTTCAATTTACTACTGATGCGTTGTATCACATAGCAAAGACAACGAGAGGCAATGCAAGAAGCGCAGTAATGAGAGCAAAAGAAATCATGTTATATTGCGAGGCAGAGAATAGCCCAGTATTTGACGGAGAATCGTATAAAAAGTTTTGTGAAGTTCTGGGCATCCTTCCTCATGGAATTAGTTGCACAGAAAAACAAATTTTAGAGATTCTTGCAGAGCGAGGAGCGTCCACCCTTGCCATGCTTTCGGCATCAACAGGCTTGAGCAAGACGGCTCTCCAGCGTGACCATGAGCTTTACTTGCTCAAGAAAAACTTCATGGAGATTGACGGCAAGAGAAAAATCACCCATCACGGGAAAAAAGTCTTGACATTGGTGGAGTAATCTATTTAATAGAGGATATAAATTATGACTGAAATGAAAATATATCTCCAACAATTAGTTCAAGCGAAGAAGCTCCCTCGTAGTCGAGCGATTGAAATATGGGAATTTTTTAACGAAGAGTGTGAAGATACAAGCGAAGCTCACGCATGGGATTTAGCTCAACAAGAAATTAATTTCGCTTTAAAAGAGCATGACCCTTATGACCATATAGAAGAAAGAGAAAGGGATGCTCTATTAGGACAAGACGAAAGGCTATCAGCAGAAGAGAATGACTAACAAAGAAATGCAAGAAAAGTGGCACAAAGTTTACTGCGAAGAAAATTTAAAAAAGTGGGAGGAAGAGCTTGAATATCTAACCAGCCTTTCTGGCTTCAATATTAAAAAATATAGTGAAATATACGCTGAAATAAAGCCCTACCTCCATCTCTTTAAAGATGATATTGCCAAAGAAGAAGTTGTCGAATGGTGGAAGTGGTTTTATGGAGGTTTAATAGAAAATAAAAATATTAAAATTAATTACGAAGAATAAAATGTGGAACTATAGAATAATTAAATTTCCTATGGAGGACAACCATGAATATGATTATGGCTTGTATGAGACATTTTACAATGAGGAAGGCGAAGTTTGCGGTCACGATGAAGTCCCTACTATTGTCGGTGCTTCAGTAGAAGAAATACAAGAGACATTAGAAATGATGACCAACGATGTAAATAGATGCAAAGATGATGTTCTTGAGGGAGATCAAATAAAGTTTGCGCCATTCTATGATGAGAGCGAAGGGCTTATTGAAATAAAAGACCTAGACTCTTTTCTTAAAGAGGAGGATAAATAATGAGTAGAGCCGTAGAAAAGTTAATCGAACAAGAAAATCAAGAAATTCTTTGGATGCTCCACAACGAGGAAGCATTTTACGTTCATGCGTATTATTCTGTTGACACGGACGGCAAACGAGTCTACGATAGGCAAACAATGAGAGAAGAATTTGAAGAAAACATGGAAACATTAATTTCATTAAATAAACAAAGAGAAGAAGGAGCCATATAATGGGGAGAAATAAGACAAGTAAAGAATTAGACAAAATTTTTGATGATGGAGAAGTCGATATTAATGACTACTTGGATTTGTCATCTGCATATTCGCCAAGTAAAGAATATGAACAGGGACTCCTGTCAGGCTTTACTAAATCAATAGTTCTTATTAGGCATTTGCAGAGGTCGCTATCTCCACATACCGAGGGGTTTGGGGAGGTCGCTCTTGAGAACGAGAGAAAGATTCTTGAAGAAGCAATGGAATTAATTTCCGAAGCTATAAACGAATACCGCAATTGGGAGGATAAAAATTAGTTTATTCAATCAACATATATTTAAAACGTGTCGATAAAATAGAGAAATATAAATATGAGTAAAAGTTATAATATCACAATCCCTGTTGACGAGCATGAACTGCACGAAATGTTATTTGAAGGCAAGTCATTTGAATGGGTATTTCCTGCGGAGGACGAGGAAAATGTTGAAGTAAATGTAATTTTACACAAAGAAGATAATGAGTAAATATAAAGTAGCATGGAGTAAAACCTATCATGTTTCTGGTGAAGTAGAAATAGAAGCGGTATCGGAAGCTCATGCAGTTCAGAGGGTCGAAGATGAAATGGGAGGTTATGAAGGCAGTATGCAATATGATCCCAAGTACGACTATGTAGAAGTAGTTGAAGAAGTGGGCATGGGAGCAGAAGTTAATAGCATTGTTACTGAAATGGCTGAAGATTTATTAGCTCAAGCTGAAAAAATGGGATATAAGAGATTCCCTACAGATTTCGATGGAGCGCATCACGTAAATAAAGAGCAAGAACGGCTAGATAAATTTAATAAAGATAATCCAACCGATAACCTACAAGACTTAATGTAACATGAAAACCTATGAAGTAGAATTTACCTCATCAACCTTTCGCACATATTATGTGGATGCAGAGTCAGAGCATGAAGCAAATGAGATAGCTTTAAAAGCTCTTGAAGAAGACTTTGAAGTTTCTCCAGCATGGGTAGAGAATGCAGAAATAAATTATATCGAACAAATCGGTAGAACAGAAACGCCAGAAAGTTGTGAATAATGAATATATATCTATTAAATAATAAACGAATTGAAGGACAACCCCTCAACTCTCAAATATTAAAGGCAAGCACTAGAACAAGTGAGTTTCCAGAAGGAATTATTGTAAAGGTTCTTTATGTAACAGAGAATGGCTTTCCTTCTATAAGGTGTTGGATTAAAGAATATGGAGCATATAATTATCCACAAACTTTAATGCTAGAAAATTCATGGAATGGCGATCAAATACATTGGTTTAATACCTGTTGCTCTGGAGCATTTACTTTAGATAAGTGGCACGAAATGCTTGAGGCGTTGAAACCTGTTGAGCGTTGGATGGAACAGGCTTTAGAATATAATCGAAGGAAACAAAATGCGAGACAAACTTATAGTCAAGCAGTATAAGATTATTCTTGATGAGTTTGACCTCGAAATGGTCAAGCAACTCGCAGAAGAAATGGAGCATGACCTATATGCGCTTCCTCTTGAGGAGGCGACAATCCAAGGTATTTTGAAACAAATAATTAATCAATCAAATAATGAACAATCACAAAGCAGAGAAGATTCTTAACCTATGGCGACAATGCAAAGACGATGCCCTTACATGGGACTTGAACAACGTAAGCAATGGAATAGATTTTACATTAGCGAAGGAAACATTTATAGAAAAGTTAGAAGCACAAAATTTTGAATGTATTGGCGAGGGAGCGTATAAATTAGTATTCTCAAAGAAAAGTATTGACTTTGTAGTAAAGATTTACCATACTGGTTCCATTGATGATAGAGAAGACAAGAGATTTAAATTAACCAAATATTGCGTAAAGCCGTACTACAAATGTAAATGCATCTGTATTCAGCCCAAAGCAAAGAGAAATAAGAAAAATAAAGCATATAAGTTTTTAGAAGAAAGACTAGGCAAAGATTATTGTGAGCTATTTGATGTTCACCCAGAAAACGTAGGATGGATAGATGACAAGCCAGTAATATTTGACTATGTAGCTTGCGGAGGCTAGGCAAGTGTAATAATATATATGTTAAAATGGAATTATAAAAAAGACCGCTTTGACGTTGAACCAGAGTCACCTAAACAAAAATATAATAATAACCTTAAATATAGATGCCCCAATGCTGAATATGCAGGAACCAATCTTTTATTTGGACTCTTGGCAGGAGTCCTGTTTATTAATTTTTTAATATTCTTAATAGTTTTATTTTAAAGGGGGCATAGTTCAACGGACAGAACAAGAGACTTCTAATCTTTAGATGGGGGTTCGATTCCCTCTGTCCCTACCAGTTTTATGAAAAAAATTCTATTGTTATTACTTTTGCCATTTATTGCTTGTGGAACATGGGATGTAAATGCACTCAACCTTTCAAGCGTATTGCAGAATACTGAATCGAACTGGAAGTATTTAGATTGGCTTGGGGCGTATTATGAGACAGAGAGCGGATGGATTTACCACAACAAGCAAGGGTGGATTTATCCTTCTCTCGACCCAAATAATGGTATTTGGTTTTATTGGGAAATGATTGATAGTTGGGTTTGGACTCATCCCCAAATATATCCTACGGCATGGGATAGTTTTACGGAAAATTGGTTTCAATGGGAGGTAAGACTTACGACAACTTTTGATTTTGTAAGATGAGCAATTATAATTACATAAAATTAATTGAAGCATGGAAAGATGGCAAATATATCGAAGTTGGAGAAGAGGTAGCAAAATTTCATCCAGCACAAGTAATTGAATTTATTAATCTGTTCATTAAAGATAATGGACTCAACGAACTTAAAATACTAAAAAGTTTTGTAGAATGAAAATAGAAATAAAACCTTCCTATCCAAGATGCGGGAATACCGCAGATAAATCCTCGTACAATAAAGAATGTTGGGACGTTTACGTTGATGGCAAGCTCCATTTTTCCACCACAATTGACCGAAAATACCTTGAAGAGCATACTATCCCCGAATGGTTGCGACATTTAGAGGAGGAGTGAGTTGGCTCTATCAGCGGTCTGGAGACTTTTTTTCTTTTTTTTCTTGACCTTTCGCCAGAAATCACTTGAATGGTTGGCATGAATTACGCAAAAATTATGGATTCGCTGTTCGTTGACCCGAAATTGCAGGAGCAACTTGTTGTTCCTTTTGAGGAGTTTCGACCTGTTCGCAAAAAGAAGGAACTGACCCTTGATTCTTTTATCAATGACTTGACCTACGGCAAGGTTAAGGAAGGTACAGATTATTGGGAAGGCATTAAAGTAAAAAATGATGTAGATTATTTTAAGCGTTGGGTGTTTGCTTTTTGTAGCATTCATACGACTTGGGAGAATAACGTCAAGGGATATAATATTTTAACTCAAGACCTTTCTTGGACTCTTTCAAAGGAGCGTTTGCTGGAGATGATTCAAGATAGCTCGTTGGGCTTGACCAGTATGCGCTATAAAGCACTTTGGGATTTCACTCGTAAGTTTCGGGCAAACCCAAAGCAGTTTTATAAGAAAAACAATGAAACTTGGCAGGAATGTCGGAATAGACTTGCTAAAGATACTTATGGAATTGGATTAGCAAAGACTTCTTTTGTTCTTAATTTGAGCTTTCCAGTTGAGGCATCCGTATGTTGTCTAGATGTTCACCTCTTGCGTTTTCTTGGTTGGGACAAGAAGGAAAGTCCTTCTCTCGTCAAGTATGAAGAGATGGAGCAGAAATGGATTGACAAATGTGATGAACATGGTCTAGGCTATGGAGTTGTACGAGAATTGTATTGGAATAAGGTTCAAGGCAAGCGCAATAGTCGTTACTGGTCATACTGCTTGGAGAATTAAAATGTCAAGAGAAGATTCCAAAAGAAAAGCTCAAGCTCGCCAGAGAATCTGGGATGCTCTAGGAAGTGCATTACCTCGCATTAGAGTTCTAGGAGGCTTGCATGAGTCTGACCTAGACTGGATAGTAAGGAGGGCTTTAAGCATCAACAAGTCTATTACATTAAAAATAGAAAGAGAAAGTGACGGCAAGCATATCAAAATAATCTTGGAAGCGGTAGAAAAAAAATGAAAGATATTATAAAAGTAATTCTTGAAGCCAATCAAGACATTAATATGGCAAGCAAATATGCTAGAGAATATTTAGCAGAAGAAATAGAGAAAGAAGTTCACGAAACTATTAATAAAATATTCATGGAAGAATATGAATTAAGAATAAAGACACAAGCAGACACTCCTTTTTAAAATGAATAAAGAAACAATTATAGATGACTTTGCCGATAGGAATTATGATGAGAAGATTCTGCGAGCAACTGGATTAGACGAGGCGTGTATTGGCTGGACTGATTCTTGGAATGGACACAATAGAAATATACGGCTAGTTTATGACGTAGGGCAAGTTATAAAAATTTTCCAAGAAAGGGATGGCATGAGCTATGAAGATGCGGTAGAGTTTTATGATTATAACGTAGCAGGAGCCTATATGGGAGAAAGCACTCCCATCTTTATTAATTCTATCGAAGATACATTAGAATATACTATGTAATCAAAGTGTAATCTCCTGCATGGATGCAGATACATATTACGAATCAGTTAAATTTTATATTACAGAATTAGCAAAAATCAAAACAGAGCTTGCAAACCATGAGACTGAATATCATCCAGAAAAGGTAAGAGAGCTTATTAATTCGTATAAATATACTATTCGTAAAGTGATTGAGCATGGGGAGGCTTATTTAAGCCTAGACAATAAAGACGAGCGGAAAGCGCAAAAGATTTATGACACAACAAACGCATACAGAAAACTATTAGATTCAATATCAAATAATGAATAATTACAATCAGCCAAATATTCCAGAGGAGGTTCTCTGGGTAAACAATTCCATTATAAAAAGCATGGATTTAAAAAAGATAAAGACAAGTCGCAAGACTGATACTTATCCCGACAAAACATTTGTGATTAAAATGTCGCAGATTAAATCGCAAAGAAAAAATGCTTCAATAACTTTTTGGGGCAAAAGCAAGACTAAACATTATCCAGCGAATCAATGGCGACCAAATGGACATACATGGACTTATCGACCCAAGTCTGTAACAAATATTTACTTTGATAAAGACACAAAGGAATATACCTTCAGTTGGGGAAGCGGTGGAGAAATCAGCGAGTCAGAATTTTATTCGCTTTTTAAAATATCCAGTTCAGTTAAAGAATTTTTAGAAAACATTTGATATTCCCCAGAAATCTGTCAGGCTTAATTACATGAATAAAAAATTCACATACAAAGCAGTCTTATACTCTTACAAGGAAGATGATAGGAAGTATCATGGGTTTTCCAAAAAAAGGGATTACCTTAATTTACTTAAAATAGAAAAGACTTTCATAGACGAGGTTGGTTTAAGGAAAAATTGCTTTGAATTAGCTACGGAAATATTTAAGAAGAGAGGGCATGAGTACGATTGGGATTCGGATGAGGGGCTATGTGTCGGCATCGTACCCAATAGGGGTAACGTCAGAGCAGAATCTTTTTGTGATTGGGCGTTGAGTGGATGCCAGAATTAAATTTAAAAAACATTTGACATTCTCCAAAAACCTGTCAGACTTATATTCACAATGAAAGAAATACTAATAGCTTCAATCTTGGCTTTAACATTTGCCGTAATAGGCGCAGTCGCAGAATACAAGTACGACTTGATTCTAAACTATTTAAATTAATAAAATTTCAAACGAGGTATTGTGGCGGTCGATTGGTGTTATAAGAGACTGGTTACTTTTCATCACCTTTTCCGTAATCACATAAAAGCGGAAAGACTTTCAACTATTAAATAAAACTTAACAATTCAAATGCGTTATAAAATTTCAAACGAGGTAGATGCTTTCGGCAAGGAGTATTACCAAGTAATAGACACTCACTCCATCAAGGACGATACAGATGAAATCATCTGTCCAACATTTAATAACTTACAAGACGCTAAAATTTGTGTGGCTAAATTAAACGGCATCAAAGGAGGTGTTTTATGGGATGGCAGTTCATCAGAACATGGAACAGACTATTTTGAACTGGAAGAATTAATTACTATTAGCGCAGACGTTGAAAGCGACATTGAGGCTTTAATAGATAAAATTGACAGGCACTCGCCTAGACCTAGCGAAATAAAAGAAACACTTCAATCAATTAAAAATCTTCATTCATTAAGATACGAAAGAGTATTCGACTATTTTAGTGAAATGATTAAGAAAGGCTATATTAAACCTAGCGAAATATACGAGGAAGTCTAATGAGCTTAACTAAAACTACAAGATATAGAGTAAAACAAAATCAGACTGATTACTATAATAAAACCTATACTCTTGAAGAATATATTATTGAAGGTGGAACAAATGGGGCTGATGGAAACGTCATCCAATCTGGAAGAGTTAAAATAAAAGAGGAGGACATACTTAATTTAATACAATTTTGCTTGGAGCAACGAATCCTAGTCGAAAAGAAAAAAGAAGGAAAACAACTTTACAATTATTTACAGATGGAGGACAAGTATCAGCCAAATAAAAAAACTATTGAAGCTAACTTTATTGACCCGACAACTGCCTACGAGGATAGTTTGAGCAAACCTGCACTTGACAGGCTAAAAAGGACAGGCTCAACAAGTTGTCAGGCTTTGCACCATCAAGTTTCTGACGTTTTTTAAAAAAAAGATTTGACATTGCGCCAAAACCTGTCAGACTGGTTTACAAGATTAAGAAAAACCTACACTAATTACTGATTATGATTACTACAAACAAGACACACACATTGGTTCGCTCACATGACTTTAAAGAATCCGAATTTGGCATCGACCAAGAGGACATTTCTTTTGTTATTGATTTATTGAGGAATCAAATTTATTCTAATAAACCTCTCGCAGTTATTCGGGAATATTCTACCAATGCCGTAGATGCCCATGCTGAAGTAGGGATTGGCGATACTCCTATTGAGGTTACATTGCCAACGAAGTTTGAGCCAACCTTTAAGGTTCGTGATTTAGGTACTGGATTGACTGACGAAGAGATTCGCAATCTTTATACTCGTTATTGTAAGTCAACGAAACGTAATTCCAATGCTTTTACTGGTCAATTAGGTATCGGGTGCAAGGCTGGATTTGCTTATGGAGATAATTTCGGTATCATTTCGTACAATAATGGCACAAAGAATACTTATAATGCTCAAATTGATGAGTCGGCTAAAGGCAAAGTAATTCTTATGGATTCATCTCCGACTACTGAACCTAATGGTATGGAAATTGTTATTTCGGTAGCTGATACTGATGTTGATACTTTTAGAAAAGAATCGCTCAACTTATTTCGTTATTTTAAAATCAAGCCAAAGATTCACAATCTAGGCGAAGATAAACTTGAAGAAAAAGTTGTTTCATTAAAAGGTGACTTTTGGACTCTATATGATGATGGTACTGCCAACCATAATGGTTATCGGGCAAGGTATGATTATAGTAGGTCAAATCAGACGATTGCTATAATGGGGAATATCGGGTATCCTATTCAGAGTGATTCTATTCAGCACATGGATTCTAATCTACAAGATTTATTGTCCGTAGATAATCTTGAAATTGAATTTGACATTGGAGAATTAAATATTGCTCCAAGTCGTGAAGGCTTGGAATATACCAAGCGTACTCAAGAGGCAATTAAAAAGAAAATTCAGTTAGTTAAAGATGATCTAGAAGATATTGCACAAGAAAAATTAGGTAATGCTTCTGATCTTTATGAAGCGAAGTGCAATTATGCGTCTATTATTAATTCGTTGCCATATTCTATTCAACAGGTATTGCAGAATAGTTTCAAGTGGAATGGTATTAAAATTACTGATGCTCGCATTCACCAAATTAGGGTGGATCATTATAGCCCAGAAATGACTATCCGTAATTACTGGAAGGAAGATGATTCCGATAATACAGATGGCTATAAAGTAAAAAGTCGATTAGTAAGGACAATTGATTGTCATGCAGATAATTTGCTTGGATATAATGATTGTACATCAAATCATGGTATGGCATTAAAAGCTCGCACATTATTTAAGGCAAATCCAGATGCAAAGAATATCTTTATGGTTTGGTTCAAGGATGATACCACAAAGAAAAAGTTTTATGATGAACGAGACTTTGAACACATTAGCGATAATAATATAAATTATTTTTCAAAGCTAGATAAGGCTCCAAGCGGTTACGTTTCAAAGGGAGGCACTCGAAAATCATCAGCAGGTTCTCGCCAACACGTTAAGGTTTTTAAGTTGCGTTTGGATTCCTCTCACAATGACCAAGACAATTGGCTTGATGTTGAAACAGATGATGCGCCAACTCAAGGTGTTTATGTACCAATCCTGCGATACAAGATTGTTAATGGTAAACGTCATGCTGAATCTTTTGACACAAGAGAATTAGCAACCTTTATTAAAAGCATAAAAGATATTTGCGGATTAGAAGTGGAGGTTTATGGAGTCCGTTGTAAGGATACCGAAAAGTTGGACGATTCTAACTGGACGCATTTTAAATCTTGGTTGAAGAAAAATGTTGATACGATTATCACTCCAAAGTTGTGGCAGGAATATGCTGATGAATTATCGTACAATAATATTAGTTCAATTGACTTTATGTCTTGCCAAGAGTTTGTAAAGAAAGCTGAAGAATTGGATGATTCTAATATCATTAAAAAAGCTATCAACTTCCTTCCAAAGCATGACGATGGATCATATCATTATCATTCTCTCCAAAGGGTTAAGACTCTGCTTGTAGCTTTAAAAGCGATGGATACTGCTTACGATGGAGATTTCATCTCTAATAATATCAAGCAATATACTGCTGAATTAAGCAAAGAGGATGTAGAAAAGGCTTATAAGTTATATCCGATGATTGAAATGGTTGAATTGTACTCTTGGAGATTTGGCAAAGATTCAGCAACCAAATTGGTTAATTACATAAAACAAATGGATGAGCTAACTCGACTTCAGCAAGGGAATCTTAATCAGTAAAACAAGTGTAATCATAGTAGTAGCCAGAGGGAACTACGTTCCCTCTGGTTGCTCAAAATTTTTAAAGAAAAACATTGACAAAAAGAAGAATCTATCATAAACTTATGGTAGTTAAAAATTAAAGAGGAGAAAAAAATATGACTAAACTAGCTTATAATCTCGGAGAAAACGCCATCACCATCTTTGCGGATGGTCAAGTTCATTCAGTTCGCAGGGACAATTTGAACTTCATGCAGGTTCGTCAGTCTTTACTTGACGGAAATTACGATAAAGTTATCAAACTGGTAGACACAAAGAGTGCAGTTGAAGACTATTCTTTGGGCAATATCCAGATTAAGGAGGGTGATGTTTATTACAATCATTCTTCTGGCGAGCAAGAAAAGCTCAATGGAGTTGTGATTGATAAGTTGTTGTCTCTTATGCGTGAAGGCATTAAAGACCCTTCTCCGATCTTCAATTTTATTGAAAAGCTATTGGATAATCCCTCTCGTAATTCAGTAGAGCAACTTTATAACTTTCTTGATTACAAAGAATTACCTATTGATCCAGATGGATATGTTATTGGATACAAGGGTGTTAGTGATGATTATAAGGACAAGTATTCTGGAAAGTTTGATAATAGCGTTGGAGAAACGCTTGAAATGAAGCGTAGGAGTGTCGATGATGATCCTAATAACGGATGCTCTTATGGGTTTCACGTTGGATCATTTGATTATGCAGATGGTTGGGCTGGTGGAGATGGCAAGCTCATGGTTGTCCGTTTTGATCCCAAGGATGCAGTAAGTGTTCCTAGTTGTTCTTCATATCAAAAGTTGCGAGTATGTAAATACGAAGTGATTAATGAAATTACTGATGGTCGCAAGGAATGGGATAAGCCTGTCTATTTTGATGAGGATGAAGATTATGATTCTGATTGGGATGAAGAGTATTATGACGATGATGAAGATGAATCATGGGATGATGAATTGTCTGCAAATGAATTATCAATTCGGAATTACATTGAAAATCGTCATGCAGAGGGAATTAATCCAACAATAAAACAAGTGCAGTCAAGGATGAAAGGCATTTCGTTATCTTCTAAAGAAATCATTGCGATTGTTGAAGGGCTTAATTCTGATGGATGGACTTTTAAGGTAGAGTCGATTGACGATAAGAAAACAAGTCGGTCTGAAATTTACGCTAACTATAGGAATTAATATTATAATATGGGAGGGGGGCTAATGCCTCCCTCCCTTTATTACAGATGTTCAAACTTAATAGCATAAAAAGTTATTTATTTTACTCTTACTTTCAAGAGGCTCATTTTGTAGCGATAGATAACCTTCCACCAATTATTGTTAAATTATTTGCTATTACTGATGATGATGGAGTTGTTGTTACATTGCCATACAATGAGAAATATGAAAAAGATTTTAAAGATGTTTCTTTTACTCAAGGAGAATTATTTGAGGCGAGCCGATTCGATGACAGAATTGAAGTAAAGGATACGGAGGGAGTTAATCGCAAAGTAAGATTTTTTAAGCTACATAATATGCTAACAGATAATTATAAAAGATTTTTAATGAAAGAGGAAGAAACTTTCTGAAGCAGAAAGTTGTTTTTTCATTGACATTATCAATGAACCTGTCATAATTGAGGCATGATTAAGAAATTCGATACATTATACAAGAGAGATACCAAAGGCAAGATTCGCCAATGGACAATTCACGTTCAAGGAAACAAGTTTTGGACAGAAGGAGGCATTCGGGGAATGAAGATGAATGTCGCCAAACCAACAAGTTGTCATTCAAAAAATTTGGGACACATAAATGAAACTTCTCCAGAAGAGCAAGCAGAACTTGAAGCTCAAGCAAAATGGGAGAAGAAGCTAAAGGCAGGTTATTTCTCAAACGTAAATGATGTAGATAACAAAAAGTTTTATGAGCCTATGTTGGCACATAATTATAAAGACAGAGCAGACGAAGTGAAGTTTCCTGTTTATTCGCAACCAAAATTAGATGGAATTAGGTGCATCACAAGATTAGAAAAGGGAGAGGTTGTAGCCAGAACAAGGAATGGCAAAGTAATAGAAGCAATTCCCCATATCACTAATTCATTAAAAAGTTTTTTCCTAGCAAACCAAAATTCTATTTTAGATGGAGAATTATACAATCACGACTTGAAAGATAATTTCAATAAGATTGTTTCACTTGTTCGCAAACAAAAACCTGTTAAATCAGCGAAGATGACAGATAAGGCGTTTGCCAAGAAAGAAAAAGAATTTGCCGATAGGCTAGAAGAGGGAGCAGAAACAATTCAATACTGGATTTATGATTGCCCGAAAATAGCTCATGCAGAAGAGAAGGTTCCATTCTTTTTAAGGTTTGAGACATTATTAAATTCCTTACAAGAAAAGGATTGCATTAAACTTGTGCAGACAACAGAAATTACTGGACAAAAAGGCTTGGATGAATGTTATAACGAATACTTACGAGATGGCTTTGAAGGTCAGATGGTAAGGAAGGATATGCAGTACGAACAGAAACGCTCTACGTTTCTATTAAAACGTAAGGAATTTAGGGATGCAGAGTATAAAGTGGTCGATATTGAAGAAGGAAATGGGAATCGCCAAGGAACGGCAAAACATTTAGTGTTGATTGACCCAAAATCTTATCAGCAATTCAATTCTAATATTAAAGGTAATTTTGAATATTTGGCAGAAATTCTTAATAATAAAGATGAGTACATTGGCAAAATGGCAACAATCAAATTCTTTGAAAAGACTCCAGATGGAATACCAAGATTTCCTTACGCAATAGGATTTAGAGATTATGAGTGATAGCGAAACACAATCGGACTATAAAATTATTGAAACCAAAATCGACTTCATGGAAAAGATGTTAGATGATTATATAAAAAATAATGGCTATCCAACTATTAAGCAAATACAAGAGCAAAACACAATGTCTTTAAATAAAGCATTGGAATTAGTTTTAGAAATGGCAGAGAATGGTAGAGTAAATTATACTCCCGACTCTCTTTATAAGAGTAAATATGATACCGCAATTGCAAAAGTAAAACATTTCAATAAACAATTATAGTTCCAAACAATTACAAAGACATTAGAAAATATGCTACCAACAGGAGACTTTATGAATCAAAGATATAGTGTTTACGACAAAGAGGACAGATGGGCAACCTCCTACAACTTGGGCTTTGGCAAGGCTCTGGCATTGAGATGGGCGAAGATTGCTTGTGACCAATTAGAGGGTAAAGTGACCCTTGTTAGCGATGGGGAACCTCGTCAGGAGAAGGTAGTTTACCAAAAGCCCAAGAAGAAGAAATAGTTTTCTATTTGGTATTATATCCATATAAGGAAGAATATATAGCCAAATACAAGAAGTATATATTATATAATAATATATAAAGTAAAAATTGCTGGAAAATTTAGGTGAAAAATACTACCACTCCTAATTAAATATATATTTTTGTATAATAAAATCATTATTTCAATTAGGAAAATAAATTAAAAAAGTATTTGACATTCCAGTTTAATTCCTCTATTCTATTATCAGACAAAATCAAGTAAGCCAAACTCAACAACAATAATAATATGAATATCACAATTGGAAACTATCGCATTAAACGAGCAGACGATTTAAATTTAGTCGTTGAAAATTTAAGAACTCCAGCTTTGAGCAAGAATCCAAAGATTGCCGAAAGACAATCGCACGAAAAAAAGTGGCATTTTGTCGGGTACTGCGACAAGCCCGAATTAGCTTTAAATAAAATAATAACACATTCATTAGTAAATGAAGAAGTAGAAGGCGCAAATAATTTGATGGAAAAAATTGTTGAGTTGCGGGGCGAAATAAAGGATGCGGTATCCCAAATCCAGACGCAATAAAAGGGTTGGTCAGGAATCAAGTGGGGGCGGTTGCGATACCGCCTCCACTTCTCCCGCTCCCTGCGCTCGAAATTTAGTATTAACTATTCTATTATCAATTATGCCATTAGCTTGCGCCTTAATTTATCAGAACACACAAATAAATAAAGCAAATAAAGAATTAGAAACTTACTCGCAATTACTAGAGCAACTTAATAATAAAGAAAATCTTACAGAGCAGGAAGAGCAAATAAAAGAAGATTTAGAGGAAAAGCTAGAAGAAAAGCCCCCAAATAATAATAAAACAAAATTTATAAAGCGAGATTGGCATAATAATAAGTTTGGCGGTTCAAATGGTAGAAGAAAGACTCGCTAATTTTAAAGAATTTTCAATACTTTTGGCGCATTTCGAGCAAATAACAACAAATAAGAACAAATAATGAAAAATCACGCACTCAAAGGTTTATGGACAATT